CAGATGAATGGCGAGTGATATGATGCTCGGCTATCATGACATGCAGCCGCGCCAGGCGTTCGAGAACTTCGTCTCCCCCGATGAAGTGATGATCACGCCAGAAAAGGCCATCATGAGCGGGCAGGTTCAGCTTGAGCACCTGCCACAGCCGCAGACGACGCCCCAGCTTTCACCGCGCCTTGATGGTGATAGCCTCGACAGGAAATATCAGGCATGGGAAGACGCCAAGCGGCAGACCGGCGAGATCGACGAGCAGTTCAAATGCTCCCGCTACTATCACAGCAAGCAGTGGACGGACGCTGAACTGCGCGAGCTGAAGCGCCGCAAGCAGCCGCCGACTACCAAGAACCGCATCAAGCGCAAGGTGGACTTCCTTGTCGGCGTCGAACAGCGTTTGCGGCGTGATCCGAAATGCTATCCTCGCACACCCGCCGCAGACAAGGCGGCGTATGTCAGCACCGCCGCACTACGCTGCATCGAGGACGAAACCAAGTGGACGCAGCTATCGTCCGCCGCGACGAAAGATGCGCTCATTCGCGGCATCGGCGTCGTCTGGCAGGGCATCAAGATCAGGCGCAACAAGCCGGAGATCTGCAAGGCTCACGTTCCGGCTGACAGGTTCTTCTACGACCCTGCAAGCGAGGCGTGGGATTTCGCCGACGCCCGATATCTGGGTGAATGGCAGTGGCTCGACATGGACCAGGCCATCGAGATGATGCCGTTCTCGGCCCAGATCATCAACGAACTTGCCCGCATCGGCAATAGCGGCGCAATGTCCACATTGCCGCAGGAATTCGCCAAGATCAATAACCGATCAACGTGGATGGACAGCCGCAAGCGTTTGATCCGCGTCACCCACATCTGGTATAAATACGGTGGCGACTGGATGTTCGACTATCTTACCGGTCCGATCAGCCTGTGCCCGGAAGACTATGACTGCAAGTCGCCTTACCTGAATGAAGATGAGCAGACCGTGCATCCTTATAACGCATGGTCGCCTTATGTCGATGAATCCGGCGTGCGCTACGGCGTCGTGAGAGACATGATATCGCTTCAGGACGGCATCAACAAGCGCTCCAGCAAGATGCTGCATCTGCTGAACCAGCGCCAGACAATGGGGAAAACCGGCGCTGTCCCCGACGTAGACAAGATGAAGCGGGAAGCCGCGAGGCCGGACGGTCATATCGAGATCAACGGCAATCTCGGCGAGGATTTCCAGTTCGTCGACCAGAGCGCACAGACGGCCGGCCAGTTCGAATTGTTGCAGGAGGACAAGGCCGAGATCGAGAACCTTGGCCCGAACCCCGGTCTCATCGGGCGCGGCGTGGAGAACCAGTCCGGCCGCGCCATCCTTGCGCAGCAGAATTCCGGCATGACTGAGCTGTCGCCGGTCTTTGAAATGAAGCGCGAATGGGAGCTTTCAGTCTACCACAAGGACTGGGATCTGGCGCAACAGTTCTGGACCGGCGAGCGATACATCCGCATCACGTCCGACCCGAAAGCCGTTGAGTTCTTGAACATCAACAAGATCGTCGAAGATCCGGCGACTGGGCAAGTGACGGTCGAAAACTCCATGATGGACATGGACGTCGATGTCCTGCTCGATCAGGGGCCGGACACGGTGACGATGCGCGAGGAACTGATCCAGGCCATTGCCGATCGTCCCGACGTGCCGCTTGAGATCATCCTTGAACTGTCCACCTTGCCGGACAAGGACATCATTCTCAAGCGCCTTGCCGAGTCAAAACAGCCGCCGCCTGGCGTTCAGGAGCTTGCCGAGCGTATGGCCAAGCTTGAAGCGATGAACAAGGCGGCCGACGTTGACACGAAGGTCGCGAACGCTGAAAAGAGCCGCGCCGAAGCGTACAGCAAGATTGTCGAGGTCACGGCAAACACTGGCATTCCGCCGCAAGCGATGAATGGCATGTTCCCGATGCATTACCGGGAGCCTACATTCATGGAGCGGCTCATGCTGGCGGCACAGAAGGAAGGCGAATTGCAGGATCAGGAGCCGCCTCAGAACGCCATGATGCCACAGGCAGGCCCGGAAGGTGTATCAGGTTCTCCCGGCTCTCCTATGGCCTTGGGAGGCCCTCAGCAGGCGATGCCGGGAGAGGAGCCGCAGCTTGATCAGGCTGGGGGGCTTCCGATGGGGCCGGGTGTTGGTTAGTAGGAACTATGACCAATTGGTTTTCGGCCTGCTCATGATCTTCGATCAGATCCATAAGCGCTTTAAACTCGCGATTCAGAGGCTCAACATCAGGCGCATTGGACCAGACTTGCCCCCAATAATTGGCTGGATAGTGTTCAACGCTGATTTCCCGCCATTCAATTGGCACGCCTGACACTCGGCTTGCGTATTCTATAATGGGACGCCTAAACGTCTGCATATCTCTTACAAATTTCAAAGTCTTCATAACTTAGTTTCTTACCAGTAATTTGCGTCAAAACCAAGCCCGCTCTCGCTCGAAGCGGGCTTTTTCGTGCGCGTCAGGGCGTTTCGGTTCAGCACCGTCATCCGCTGTCATTCGGCCCTCGTTCGAAGCCGTAAATTCGACGGTTCGTCACTTTCCATACGAAAATTGGAGATCCACGCTATGAGCACCGAAAGTGCTGAGACAAGCATTTCGCATCTGTTTGCGCCTCAAAATGCAGCGCCATCTACGGAACAGGCCAATCCGCAGCCCAGCGAGCAGCCGTCGCCACCAGATGTGGACTTCTTTCATCAGCCAGTAACCGAGGCAGTCCCGCCGCAACAGCAGCAGCCCGTTCCCGGCCAGGAACCGCCGCCTGCCCAGCAGCAACAGCCTCAACAGCATCAGGTGCCTCTTGGCGAGCTGATCGATGAGCGTAAGCGTCGCCAGCAAGCTGAAGATTTACAGCGTAATCAGCAGCGGGAAATCGATCAGTTGAAGCAGATGATGGCTCGGTTCAGCCAGCCTCCGCAACAGCCACAGCCCCGGATCGATCCTCTTGAAGATCCGGACGCCTTTGTTCAATCCATCGAAAACCGGATGGAACAGCGTTTCCTGAACATGACCCTCAACGAGTCAGAGCGCCGTGCGCGCGATGCTCACGGGGCAGACGCCGTTGAAGCCGCACTTGAGGCGGCCCAGCGGTCAGGATTCGCACAAGCCTTCGTCAGCAAGCCGGACGCCTATGGCGAGATGGTGCGCTGGCACAAGGCTCAGCAGCTCCAGGAGACGATCGGAGAAGATCCGAACGCCTACAAGGAGAGGCTGAAGGCTGAAGTAAAGCAGCAGTTGCTTGCGGAAATGAGGCAGGGCACGCCGCCGCCATCGAACATCACTCCTCCCTTGTCGTCAGCCACGCGCGCAGACCCTAACCAGCCTGGCGCGATTGGCTCGGACAAGGACTTTTTCAACGACATGATGAATCGCAAGCGAGGCTAGTTCAATGGCTACGACCACGACCCCGACCGACCTGATTGAGATCAGGTATCGGCGGGAATACTGGCGCGAATATGTGCGCCAGTCCGGCTTTATGCCCTATATGGGCGGGGGGAATGAGGGCATCAAGTCCATCATCCACACCGCCTACGAAATGACGGCAAGCGGAAAATCACTGACGATTCCGTTGGTTTCCGCATTGCGCGGGAGCGGCGTCCGCGGTAATACGCGGCTCTCCGGTCAGGAAGAAGCGCTAGGCAAGCACAGCCACAGCGTTGCGGTGCAGATCGCCCGTAACGGTGTCGAGCTGTCCGAGCAGGACGAACACTATGACTTCTCGAATTCTCGCGAAGCCGTTCGCCCGCTTCTGCAGGAATGGTCCCGCCAGCTCTTGCGTGATCGTATCATCGATGCGCTTGGCACGGTTGCCTATTCCTCATCCAGCGCGCCGCAATGCTCGACGTTCTACGCGCCGCTCAACAGTCCTGAGAATGCTGCATCGACCAGCGCTCAGAACAATACATGGTGTGCGGCCAACTCCGACCGCATCCTGTTTGGTGCGGCCAAGAGCAACTACAGCGCGACATTCGCAACCGGCCTCGGCAATGTTGACGGCTCTGCTGATAAGCTGACTGCCAACGTCGTCTCCCTGATGAAGGAGATCGCCAAGGATACCACGACCAACGCCAAGACCAATGGCACGCCCGCCATTCGTCCGGTCGTCGATGAGTATTCCGAAAATGGTCGTGAGTACTTCGTATTGTTTGCCGGTAACCGTGCGTTCCGTGACTTCAAGACGGATTCGGCCATTCGCCAGGCCAATCGCGAGGCTCGCGCCCGTGAAGCCGGCGGCATGGACAAGAACCCGATCTTCCAGGATGGAGATCTGATCTGGGATGGCGTGATCGTTCGCGAAATCCCGGAAATTCCGGTTCTGGAAGGGGTCGGTGCATCAAGCATCGACGTGGCTCCGGTGTTCCTGTGCGGCTGTCAGTCGGTCAGCATCGGCTGGGGCAACATGCCTGAATTCCGCGCCAAGAAGGAAGATGACTATGGCCAGTTTACTGGCATCGGCATCTCCGAAATGTGCGGAGCGAACAAGATCATGCGTAAGGACGGCGTTACCGGCACACAGTACGATAATGGTATCGTGACCGGCTTCGTCTCCGGCGTGGCTTCGGCTTAAGGAGAGATGAGCAATGGGTGAATTCACCACACGTAGGGCAGCCAGCCCGTACAACAATACCGGACCTGGCTGGACCCGCGAACTGATCCACGATGTTGCCATCGTGGAGCTGCCGACCACGGCCATGCAGACTTCAGACATTACATGGCTGATGTATGTTCCGGCCGGGGCCGTCGTCGTCGATGGCTACGTTAAGGCAGATGAGATCGATACCGGCACCTCGATTGCCTACAACATCGGCGATGCGACGACCACCAACCTGTTCTTTGCGAACACCACGACGGGACAGTCGGCTGGTTCATCTGCAATGACGACTACCGCTCGTTATACGAAGTTCGCGAGTGCGACGCGTCTGAAGATGACCGTGGCGACAACGGCGGAAACGGCGGCCGCGGGAACCTTGATCTTCGGTCTCAGCTACTTCGTTGATCCGGAAATCAATGTCACGACCGGCGCATCGTTGATCACGGTCACGGCGTAGCCATGGGAGAGTTTACCACCATCAAGGGGTCAAACTCCTACCGCGGATCTTCGACATGGGAGCAGGATGTTGTTCACAACATCGTCTCCGTCGAACTCCCGACAACCGCATTGCAGACGGGTGACATCACTTGGCTGCTTTATGTTCCGGAAGCCGCTATCATCGTCGATGGTTTTGTCAAGGCAGATGCCATCGATAGCGGCACTTCACTGGCGTACAATATTGGTGACGCAACGACCACGAACCTGTTTTTCGCGAACACGACCACCGGCCAGGCGGCCGGCTCGTCTGCGATGACAACGACGGCGCGCTACACCAAATTTGCATCGGCAACCCGCATCAAGATGACCGTGGCCACCACGGCCGAGACTGCGGCTGCCGGTACGCTGGTGTTTGGCCTCAGCTACATCATCGACAGTGATGGCGAGACCAACGTGGCAACCGGCGAGACGCCGATCACGATATCGTAAGAAAAGGGAGGAGCTTCGGCTCCTCCCAGCTTGCCCGTCCTCTCCAATCACGAAGTGTGAAAACAAATGGCCCAACATCCTGTCAACAGAAACACGAATTCGTCCACGAAGGGCATAGCGATAGTAGACAACACTGCTTTCGACCCCTGCACTGCCGTCAATTGTACGACGGCAGACGAATTGACGGTCACCTGGCTTGATGGCTCCACGAGCCTGTATCACTTTGTGCCAGGTGACAATCATATCCAGATCACTATGGTCGAAACTGGCGCTGCTGCCGCCGGCCTTATTGCGCTCTATAATAATTGATCTTGCGCGGGCTGTGTATATGGCCAGCGCAATACTTTATTCGTATGCGAATTAGTTTATTGTGACGTTCATGTCCAACATGAACATGTAGAGGAACGATGACCAAGCGAGTTTTCATTGCCATGCCGTCCGGGCGCGGAGCACCAGATATCGATTGTGTCGCAAGTCTGAACGGCACAATGCAGGATCTGCGCGAACACGGCATCGAGTACAGTTTTCACAGCATTCACGGCAATTGCTACATCGCGCTCGTCCGCAGCCTGATGACGCATCAGTTCATGCAGTCGGAATGCACGCATCTTTTCTTTTGGGATGACGATGTTGCGGGGCCGCCCGGCGCTCTGCGCAGGCTTTTGAACTATGACCGGGACATCATCGTGGGAGCCTACCCGAAGAAGGTTCCGGCCGGCTCGCCTCCCGAGAAAGCGTGGCCGATCGCCCTGGCAAACGGCATCCCGGATGAAGAGGGCCTGATTGAGAGCGATATGGTCGCAACCGGCTTCCTGCTTATCAAGCGGAATGTGATCGAGGCCATGTACGAAAAGTATGCCGATCGCGTTTTTCATCACAAGGATGGCGAGGGACACGATATCGTTGACCTGTTCCCCACCGGAATTCTCGAAGGTTTCCCGAAGAACGCTATTGGCAAGGACATGTGGTGGGGTGAAGATTATTCATTCTCGGTTCTCGCCAAACGGCTGGGGTTCCAGATCTGGCTCGACCCGAAAATCCAGCTTATCCATGCTGGCCGCAATGTCTGGTTCGGCAATTTTGCCCAGCAGGCCGCCGACTGATGCGGATCTGCTTCATTGACTTCGCGCCGTGGGATTATGATGTGGCAACGCCAACTGCGCGGCCGCTCGGCGGATCGCAGTCGGCAATGTGCTATCTTGCAGTCGAGCTGGCCAAGGCAGGGCATGACGTAACCGTTGTCACAAAGACAACAAAGCCTGACCGCGAAGTCATGGGCGTGACGTGCTCCGGTTCTATTCCGTCGCGTTATTCCGTCCACATTGATGTCATGGTCGCCCTGAATGCTCCTGGCCACGGCGTTGATCTCAGATCAATCCTGCCCTCATCCGCAAAGCTGCTCCTGTGGACGCAGCATGCGGCAAACCAGCCGGTCATGCGGCGGCGGCTTGCATCTCCTGCGGACCGGGATGTATGGGACAGCATCGTATGCGTATCGGATTGGCAGCGCAGCGCTGTGATTGAAAGCTTCGATATCAACCCGGAGCGCGTTTGCGTCATCCGCAATGCGATTGCGCCGGCGTTTGAAAGCCTGTTTGCGTCTCATGCTGATCTGGTCGCGGCAAAGTCCGGCGATGTGCTGCGCCTCGCCTATACGAGCACGCCATATCGCGGCCTGAAGCTGCTTCCCGATATCTTCAGAGCCTATCATGCCGCAAATCCTGACGGCGTGCTTGAGGTCTTTTCCAGCATGGCGGTCTACATGGAGGACGCGGAGACTGACCGGGACAAATTCGGCTGTATCTATGACGCCGTCTCTGCAACGGATGGGGCTGAACTCGTCGGCTCGCTGCCGCAGCCGGAACTGGCGAAGCGGCTTCGCGGCGCGCATATTCTCGCTTACCCGAACGCCTTCCCGGAGACGAGTTGCATTGCCGTCATGGAGGCGCTGGCATGCGGAATGCGCGTTGTAACCAGCGATCTAGGGGCGTTGCCGGAAACCTGCGAAGGCTTTGCCAGGCTTGTGCCGATCGACATAGAGATCGACGACGAGGCAACCTTGATCGATGTGAAAAATGGTGCTCAATATGCATCCGATTTCCAGCGTGCGCTCATGCAATCGACCTACACCACGGCCGGCCTCTATGATCAGGTTCAACATATGAACACGCATCATACATGGTCCGTCAGAGCGCGGGAATGGGAAAAACTGCATGCTGCGTGAGCTTCTGATCGGGTGCGGCGCACGCCGGGATAAGACAATGCTGGCGCCGGGCGAGAGCGAAGCCTGGGGCGATCTCACCACGCTCGATATCAACCCGGACCATAAACCCGATGTGGTCTGGGATCTCAATATCAGGCCGCTCCCTTTCGATGATGACACATTCGATAGCATCAGGGCTTTCGAAGTGCTGGAGCATCTCGGCCAGCAGGGCGATTACCAGTCATTCTTTGCGGAATGGTCGGAATGGTGGCGCATTCTGAAGCCCGGTGGCTTCATCATGGCAACATCGCCGCATTGGTCGAGCAAATGGGCATGGATGGACCCAGGGCACACGCGCGTAATTGGGCTTGGGTTACTCACATTTCTTGTCCAGACGCAATATGACAAACAGATCGGCAAGACACCAATGTCCGATTACCGATATCTGTACAAGGCAGATTTTGATGTCGTTCACAGTCATGTCGATGAAGGCTTAAGCTTTCACTACGGCTTGAAAGCCGTCAAGCCTTCGCGGTGTTCAATTGGCTAAACGAATTCTGGTGACTGGCGGGGCCGGGTTCGTCGGTTCTCACCTGTGCAAGTCGCTCATCGAGCAGGGTAATGAAGTTCTCTGCATCGATAACTTCTTTACCGGCGCGCGCCGGAATGTTCTGCCGCTGCTAGGCAACAGGAACTTCGAACTCAGGCGGCATGATATCATCACCCCGCTCCACGCCGAAGTGGATGAAATCTATAATCTCGCATGTCCTGCATCGCCGATCCATTATCAATATGATCCGGTGCAGACGACCAGGACCAGCGTCATCGGTGCAATCAACATGCTGGATCTGGCCAAGCGATGCAATGCGAAGATCCTGCAGGCTTCGACTTCCGAGGTTTACGGCGATCCGCTTGTCCATCCGCAGATTGAGACCTATTGCGGCAACGTCAATCCGATCGGGCCACGCGCCTGCTACGATGAAGGCAAGCGCTGCGCCGAGACGCTGTTCTTCGACTACCATCGCCAACACGGTGTGAGGATCAAGGTCGCGCGGATCTTCAACACTTACGGCCCGAACATGCACCCGGAAGACGGGCGTGTGGTGTCAAACTTCATCACGCAAGCGCTACGCGGCGAAGACATCACGCTCTATGGTGACGGCAGCCAGACGCGGTCATTCTGCTATGTCGATGATCTGGTGTCAGGTCTGATCAGGTTGATGGAGAGCGTCGATAGCGTAACGGGGCCGGTCAATCTGGGCAACCCGCAGGAGATCACCGTGCGCGAGCTTGCCGAGAAGGTGACGGAGATGACCGGAGCCGGGTTGAAAATCAGCTTCCGCGACCTGCCGGCAGACGATCCTCTTCGTCGACGCCCTGACATCACGAGAGCAAAGCTCCTGCTCGGCTGGGAGCCGGTGACATCACTTGACGACGGGCTGAAAGCCACGATCGAATATTTCAACTCCAGAGAGATGGAAAACGATGAAATTCCGTTACATTGGTGACTACCCGGAGGGCAAGCAGAGCGTTGAGTGCTACGGCGTCATGTTCACGCCAGGCGCTGAACTGGAGGTTCCTGCCCGGTGCGTCGGCAAGGCGCAAGGCAACCGGTTTTTTGAGGAAGTGAAAGACCGCAAGCCGGAGCCGGAAGAGCCGCGCAATCGTCTTCTGAATGCCGAGCCTGACAAGAATGCATTGATCGCCGAGGCAGAAGCCAAGGGCGTCAAGATCGACAAGCGATGGAATGCCGACAAGATCGCCGCCGCCATCAAGGACGCTGAAAATGGCGAATGAGCTTCGCCTGGTCCCCGATCAGGCCGCGGCCTCGATCGCGGCTCGGATCAAGGTCATCGAGAACTGCAAGACCATGATCCGCGCGACAGTCAAGCGCTATGATGGGCTGAAAGCCTTCGAAGAGCAGCTTGGCAAGGCTGGCGTCAAGGATGCCGTCGACCGGCTCATGAAAGAGGATTGAGCCGATGGCGATACAGTATTCCACAAGCCTCAGAAACGCAAAGCTCGATTCCATCGAAACCACGATCAGCACCGCGCCGATCATGCGCATTCGCACCAGCACGCCCCCTGCGGACTGCGCAACGGCTGACAGCGGGACCGTGCTGGCAACGCTCACACTGCCATCAGACTGGATGGCGGCTGCATCAGGCGGATCGAAGGCCAAATCCGGCACATGGCAGGATGCATCAGCGGATGCAGCGGGAACGGCTGGGCATTTTCGCATTTACGATTCAGGTGATACGACCTGCCACATGCAAGGCACGGTCGGTGCGACCGGCAGCGGCGCAGACATGGAAGTTGATAACGCTGTTTTCGCGTCTGGCCAGCAATTTACTGTTAGTACATTCAGCATTGCCGATAACAACGGTTGATCATAAGTGCTCGGCTTTGCCCCTCTCGCAGCGCTTCCTCTTGCAGATGACATTACCGGGCGCATTGCATCGGCAGACATCACCGAGGCGGCAGATACGCTTGCCTCGACTGCTGTCCTGCCGATTGTTGGCGCAGCGGCTATCACGGAAGCGGCCGATACTCTCTCCGCAACAGCCGCTCTCCAGATATTCGGCGTTGCGGTTATCACCGAAGCTGCTGATACGCTCAGCGCTACGGCACTCAAGGTCATCAGGGGACGCATTAGAGGCGTTACGAGCGGTGCAACGCGGGCGGATGGGTCATTTGGCGGCGCTGTGCGAGCCGCTGGCGTCGCTGGGGGCGGCAACAGATCGGCCGGCTCGACCGGTGGAGGCGTGCGCGCCGGAGGCACGACGGGCGGCGGTAGAAGGGCATATGGAAACTGATGCTTGAACCTGGAATAATCTATGTCGAAACGGAGCTTCGGCTTACGGCCGCATTCACCGATAGCGATGGAACCGCAATCGATCCGGACACGGTGACTTTCAGCATATTCTCGCCTTCCGGCAGTGAGACGGCATACGTCTACGGCACCGACAGCGAAGTGCAGAAGGCATCAACGGGGAACTATACCGCGGATGTCGTCCCTGATGAAGCGGGGCGTTGGCATTTCCGTTGGAAAACCACAGGAACCGGCAAGGTGATCGCGCTTGAGGGCAATTTCATCGTCAGAAAGTCAGCCTTCTTTGACGATCCATTTACGGATTATTGCTGATGTCGAGAACCACGACGGAACTTGCAACCGAAGTCATGCGGCTGCCGAACTGGATCTCCCAGGATGAGACGCCGGATTCAGCGGATGACGCTCATATCAAGAGAATTTATTCCGACTGGTTCGCCTATGCGCAGATGCAGGAACGCGAAATCGTCTACTGGTCGGAGGACACCATCCCGAACGAAGCCTTTCTTGCCATCGTCCGGATCATAGCGGATATGGTCGGGCCGTCATTCGGCGATCCCGCGCCCGTGGAGATCGATGTGGAGACCGGAATGCAGGTTTCAATGGGCAAGAAAGGCTGGAACATGCTGCGGCGGCTGACCGCGCGGGAATCGTCCGGTCTCAGTGCTCCGGGGACTTACTTCTGATGGGAGAACCGACCTCGATTTCACTCGGCTTGCGCACAAACCCGGCCAGAAATCCTCAGGCTGGAAATTGCCAACTTGTGAACTGCTTCGCTGAAGAAATTTCACAAGATGGCAAAACAGTCTGGGCGATTTATTCCACCGAGGGATTGACCGCGTTCGGTTCTGCGCTCAGTGGCGGGGGCGTTCGTGCTGGGATAGCTATAGGCACGACAGCAGCCTATGTCGTCGTTGGCCGCAACGTCTATGCCGTAAACCCGAGCGGCGTCGGAACGCTGATCGGCGGCATCGCGACGGACGGTCCTGTCTACATGGAGCGCAACCGTCGCAGTCCCGCGCAGATCGGCGTGGTGTCGGACGGCCTGTATTACGTCATTGACACGCTCGCCAACTCCGTGACCGAGATCAGCGATCCTGACCTGCCGTCACCGATCTCGATATCGGTGCTGGACGGCTATGGCGTCATCCCGGTAGTCGGGGCGACGTATTTCCTGACCGGAATTGATAATTTTACCACGATCGACGGACTTGATGAAGGCACTCTGGAAGCATACCCGGACGAAACCCTTCGCTCAATGACCCTCGAACGTGAAGCTGTGTTCTTCAAGGAAACCTCGATCGAATGGCACCAGAACACCGGCGATCCGGATTTCCCGTTTGAGCGCGTTCATGCGCTGGAGCTTGGCTGCCTTGCCGGGGATAGCGTCGCAAAGGTCGACACGCCATCCCGCAAGACGATCATCTGGGTTGCGCCAGATCACACCGTCCGCGCCATGAGCGGCTATTCCGGCGAAGTCATCTCGACGAATGAAATCGAGGAGATGATCAAGGATCTCGACGAAGCCGGGAACGCCGATCAGCTCAAGGGTTTCTCATGGGCACGCGCCGGGCGGTTCTTCTACTGCCTGACCTGCAGTTCATGGACCCGGGTATTCGACAGCAAGACCGGCCACTGGCACACGCGCGAAAGCTACGAACTCGACCGCTGGCGGGTCAGCACCGTGTTCAAGTTCGGCAACAAGATCATTGCCGGAGACTATAGCACAGGCCAGCTCTACACGCTCAGCAATACCGTGTTTACCGAAGCGGGCAATCACCTTGTCTCCGAGATCATCACGCCGCCGGTTCATGCCTTCCCCTATCGCCTGAAATTCAACGGTCTTTACATCGATGCAGCAACCGGCGTTGGGCTGAACTCGACGGACACGCATGCAAGTGATCCCAAGCTCCTCGTCTCGTGGAGCGATGACGGAGGCTATAGCTGGATAACGGAGCGCGAACGCGATCTTCACGCGACGGCCCAATATCGCCGCATCAAACCAATCCGCCGCATGGGCCGCACTGGCCAGAAGGGCCGCATGTACAGGTTCCGCATCTCCGCGCCGGTTGAGCGCGTGATGCTTGGCGTCAGCGTCGATTTTGACAGGCTGGCCGCGTGAGTGAACAGAACCGGCTCCTGAGAAGCCAAAGGGTCAGCCCGGAGGACGATTTTGCCTACGGTCAGGGCATATCACCGGAAGCAACGTGGCGCAATCTGATCCCGTTCGCTGAATTCGGCCTCGGGATGGCTCCGGTCTCCGGGGAAGCTATGGCGGCACGCGACGCTTGGGACGCGTCCGGACGCGGCGGCAACGCGCTGCTGCAGGGCAATTACGGCGACGCTGCTTCTGAGTACCTCAACATGGGAACCGGCCTCCTCGGCGCAATCCCCGGCGCTGGCATCGTCGCCAGAGGCACGAAACGCGGTGCTGCATGGATGGACAGGAATTTGCCGACAGGCTTTAACCGGCTGCTTGACTCTGTGTATCCGAGCGATCCGGCAAATACGACGATGATCTTTGCAGGGCCAACAGCGAAAACTGCGGATCAGCAGGCGCTCTCGCAAGCTCAGGAAATGGCGACGCAAGGCGCGTCACGTGATGACATCTGGCGCGATACCGGATGGATGCAAGGCGTTGACGGCAAGTGGAAGTTCGAGATCGATGATAGCAAATCATATTATGATACCGATGCGTATCCAGAATTGAAAGAGGCGGCAGAATTCGACGGAAGACCATATGATCCATCATTTGATAATGCCCAAGTGGACTTTGCCGTAGGGCATGATGATTTGTACCGAGCATACTCGGATGTGGGCGAAGCGCCGCTGATGTTTTTCCCAAGGGGGGCCTTCGGTGAAAATGTTATGGGTGGCGTAACGCATTCAAGGGGGTCAATGGCTCTAGCAAACGATATGAATGCTAATGATGGGCGTTCATACGCGCTTCATGAGCTTCAGCATCTTGTGCAAGGTCGGGAAGGCTTTGCACGTGGCAGCGATCCAAAGAGTGCGACGATCGCCGGTTATGCGCCAGACCCTGAAGTTGTAGAACAGGCTGAGTTTCTGCTTAAGGCAGCAAAGGAATTCGGTTCAATTGATGAGGCTCTGAAATATGTTCCGCCGATCGCAGGCAAGGAGTGGCATACAGCGGCTATTGCAATAGCGAAGAATGATCCTGACCGGATTCCGCGCCTTCGTCTTGACCTGACGATGAAAGAGAACCCGGAACTTGCTTACCGGCATCATGCAGGCGAGACAGAGGCCCGCAACGTCCAGTCCCGCATGAACATGAACGCCGCCGAGCGCCGCGCCACTCCCCCGTGGGAAACGCAGGACGTTCCAGACGACCAGCAGATCGTAAGGTTCAGATAGGCCAATGGCGCAAATCTCTCTCCCTTCCGCGAACATCCCGATAGGGACCGCGAAAATCAACGTCAACGGCGAAGAGCAAGAAGTCAAAATCACGCTATCGCCGGACTGGTATCGTCAGCTTCTGTTGCTCGTGAAACAGCTAAACCAGAACACCACAGACCTTAATCCGTAGGAGGCCGAATTGGGCTTTTTCTCAGACTTTTTTGGCGGCTCCGCGCGCAAGGATCTCCGCAACGCGAAGGCGGCTTCTGACAAGGAGCTGGACGCCGGATACGACGAAGCACAGCCGTTTTACAATGAAGCCTTTGACCTGTTCACGCCCTATGCAGAACAGGGTCAGCAGGCGAACGAGATGTACGGCCATGCGATCGGGCTGGGGACGGACGAACAGCGATCGGCTGCACAGGGCAGATATTTCTCGGACCCTGCCATGTCGGCGATTCTCGATCAATCGTCGAACCGGCTTCTACGCCAGTTGAACGCGCGAGGCAATACCTATGGCGGCAAGGCGGCTCTTGCAGGCGCTCGTGTCGGGCTTGAAGGATATGAGGGATGGCTGAACCGGCTTTCGGGCCAAGGCCAGCAGGGCGGCCAGTATGCCGGTCAGCAGGCGGCGATACGCACCGGACAGGGCGATCTCAGGTATGGCTATGGAGCCACGAAGGCGGGGCAGGAAACAAGCTTCGGCAACGCGATGGCGGAAAGTCGATCAATGGGCATTAACAATTTGCTCAATCTCGCAGGCTCGGCGGCTAAGGCAGCGGCGGCAATTCCAGCCTCTTCCGATATTCGTCTCAAACGTGATATTGAGCGCGTCGGCACTCTACCGTCTGGCCTACCCACTTACGAATTCTCGTACATCTGGGGGCCAGAGCGTCACATCGGCGTGATGGCTCATGAGGCAGAACGCGTTTTCCCCGAAGCAATCTCGCATGATGCGGACGGCTTCGCAATGGTCGATTATTCTCAGATTGGATAAGATACAGTGGCCACCGGATACGTCCGACTTCCAGATTTCCGCACACCTGGCCCGCTCGATTTCAGCGGGGTCAACCAAGGCATTGACGCGCTAGGGCAGAAATTCGAGAAAAACCGCCTGCTCGATCAGTCCAAGCAGATCGGCTCCGCGATACAATCCGGCGGGTATGGCGACGGCGCAGACGCGGCATTCGCGCAAGGCAATATATCGCTGGGAACGCAGCTTGCTGGTGTCGAACAGTCCGATGAGGACCGGGACTTCAACCGCAACCGGCTCATGACGCAGGACCGCAGAGCGGCCGGAGCAGATGCGCGCTCGCAGGAATTGCACGGGCTGAATGTGCAGTCGACGCGAGATGACATCCAGACGAAGCTGACAGGCCGCGTCGCAGGCGTCGCCCAGATGATCCGCAACGAGCCGGACCCGCAGCGCAAGGCGATGATGACACAGACGTTCTTTAATGCCAATCCACGGATGAAGCAACTGCTGGAGAGCTACGGCTTTGACGCGAATAATCCCGATGCGACTTATGATATGATCATAGCGGAAGCGCGGGGGATGACCGAACCGAAGGCGAGCGAGTACAAGACGTTCGGCTCAGATCAGGGGATCTATCGTGCCGGGTCTTCAGGGATGGAGGTTATTCGCGAACCTGTACCCAAGATAGATCGCCCGACTACGGTTTCGCCGGGTCAGAGGATCATAGATCCAGTCACAGGCCGAGAGATTTACTCAGCGCCAGATAAACCTCAGGCACTCCAATCCGTTTCCCCTGGTCAGATTCTTTATGATCCAGCAACAGGTCGGCCAGTCTTCACGGCAGAGCCAAAACCCGAATCCCCTAAGACGGTATCGCCAGGGCAAACACTCGTTGATCCAACAACTGGTGAAGAGATTTACGTTGCATCACCGAAGCCGGGCGCTCCGATGAACGCAACGACCATGCGGGAAATCTTCGAAGCTGACGAAGGCGCTCAGGCTTCAAGCAATGTGATGACGGCCTTGGACACGGCGCTCGAACTCAACGATAAAGCCTATTCCGGGATTGGAGCTGAAACAAGGGGCTATCTTACCAGCCTGACTGGCGCAGAAGGCGGCGAGGCGACAGAGCAATTGCAGAATGTCGTCACGCAGCAAGTTCTTGAAAACCTGAAGGCGACCTTCGGCGGGATGCCGACCGAGGGCGAGCGGCAGATCCTCCTTCAGGTACAGGGGAGTGTCAACAAATCCCCCGAAGTCCGCAAGAGGATTTATGAGGCTGCAAAGACGGCAGCGCAAAGACGCTTGGAATTCAATAGTCAGAAGGCGTCTGGCATCCGCTCCGGTGAATATTTCCAGCCGGGGTATTCTCCGCAAGGTGCGCCTCCTCCTCCAGCCGGCGGAAACGTCGATGCACTCAAGCAGAAATACGGGCTTGAATAATGGCAGAACTTGACCTCGGCCGCATCAAGCGCAATGTCGGCAAGATGGTTGATCAGGGTGCGCCGGAAGCTGAGATCGACGCTTATATCGGCGGAGAAGGCGCAACGCTTGATGCGGTGAAGGCGTTCAAGCCGGGTCCAGGACCAGACGTTGCCGTTGATATGGCCAAGGGCTTCGGCCACGGCGCGAACACCGGCATTGACGCCATGCTGAACGTGATCGGCTCGCCTATTCGCGTTCCGATCAACGAGGGCGCGCGGTTGCTAGGCTACGAAGGCGAGCTTATCCCGGAACTCAACCTTGCCAGACGCGCGAACGTTGCGCCGCCGGAAACACGCGCGGGCCGTTTTACGGAAGCCGTTGGCGAAGTTACTGGCGGCTCTGTGCTGCCGTTTGGCGCTATGAACGTTGCCAGCCGCTTGCCGGGCGCAGCAAGCAACCGCCTGCTTAACAGCATTGCGCAGCGTCCCGGTCAAGCCGCAGCTATTGAGACAGCCTCGACAACGGGAGCAGGCGGCGGCGTTGGCATCGCCCGAGATCAGGAATGGGGGCCGGTCGCGGAAGTCGGCCTCGGTCTGATTGGCGGGTTTGCGGCTCCGAATGCTCTGAACATGACCGGACGCTTTGTAAGCGGAACGCGCGACGCAGGACGCTTTGCAAACAGGCAGATCCAGCGTGCTCGCAATCCAGAGCAGGCAGCTTATCAAGACGTTGCAGATCAGTCCGTCAAGGCGGATTTCGATTTGCAACGCGCGTTTCAGGACGTGGCCCCGCAGCCGAGCACGCAGCTTCAGGGACGAATGACGCCAGCGGGCACGCCGTTCAGCGCAGACGACATGGCGGAGATCGTCAGCAGGAGCATGCGCGGGGAACCTGTCGCCACTATCGCTCGCGATTACGGTCTAAACCCTGCCACGGTACGTAACTACGTCCGCACGTGGCAGGAAGCAAATCCGACGCCCCGAAACATCATCGACATTGCCAAGGAAGACCTCGGCTCCGGCGGCGCGATGCCGCTCTCAAATCAGGCGCGCGCCGATATGGCCATCGCTGATGATCCTATTGCGGCCGAGAGGCTGATTGGTCGCCAGCGTGAGCAGCCGGGCCGCACTGCGGGCATCATCGAGCAATCAGGCGTGCAAGGCCGGAACTTCGATGATGAAGTCGAACGCTTGTCAACTATTGCACGGCAGGAAGAGCAGACCGCATACAATTTGGCAAGGCAGAATTCCCAGCCGGTGAACGTTCTGCCTGTCATTCGGCGTTGGCGCGCGAGACGACCGCAGGAAGGCGGCGAGATCAACAGCGGGATCAACAAGGCCGTTGATATGTTTTTCCGTGGCGGCATGGTCCAGAGCGGTCAGAGCGGCATGCGCTACACTCGCGCGATGGATGTGATCGATGATGTGCCGACGTTCCTTGAACGCAGGCAGGAACTCGATCAGATGATTGCACGATCCATGCAGGACGGTCGGGCAACGCCGCTTACGCGCGAGCTGACGCAGTTCCGCACTGATTTGAACAATGCTGCTCGCCGCAACAACACGCAGCTTCGCGATGCTGACGCGAGGTTCTCCGAAAACCGCACGACTGAGAGAATTCTCAATCGCGGGGTGGAGATAGGCAAGCGGCTGACACCACAGACACGGCAGGCGCTTCGAGACTTCCGCGACATGACGCCAACGCAGCAAGAGTTGATGCGTGTCGGCTTCGAAAGAAAGCTGATGGATGATGCGCTCAACGTCCGGCAGGGGCGCGCCGCCGCTGATCAGTTTGGCTCTGAGGGTTTCGAGCGTATCGTTGAATCGCTATACCCGCGCCCGCGCTCGCCGAGAGGCCCGCAACGAACCATTGAGCAGCAGGTTTATGATCGCGGACAAAGCCTCATTCGCAATCTACGCCGCGAGAACATCACGACCAACACCACGCGGGATGTGTTGTCTGGTTCCCGCACAGCTCCGTTGCAAGACGACATGGCAGAACTCATGGAAGGCCCGCGCGCGGCCGCAAACCTGGCTACAGGACGTTTTGGCAAGGTTCTGGAAGACCTTTCAACGCGCCTTGCCCGGCAGATCGGCCAGCGTGCGGCTCGCGAACGGGTACGGATTCTGACGACGACAGACCCGGCGCAAATGCTTCCAATGTTGCGCAGGCTTGCGGCTGAAGCTAGGACTTCGGCCCAGCGCCAAGCGTATGTTGCCGCAATCCGTGAATTTGCAAAGGTTGGTCGCAGGCCAGCAACGGATATCGGAACGGTTGCCGCTGCAGGAGAGGATCAGGCGGAGAGATAGCTGATGACAACTATCAATGTTGTGATGACGAAACAGCCGCCAATGCCGTTCCAGAAGTCCTCGGATCTTTCCCTTTTCAGGGCAATCTGACGAAGTTCATCGTCTCTGACCTTTATCCGGGTCTCCTCGACTTTCGCGTAATAGGCTCTATGGCCGTATATGTCTTCAAATTCCTGTTTCATCTCAATATCGCGATCATGAGCGGCAGAACGTAGAGAACGAAAATCTCCAGATGATCCAGATATGGTGCGTCTGGATCGATCACGCTAGACCAGCGCCCCGATTACGCTCATTGCGTAGATGCGTAGGAGCGTGATTGCCAAGCTCACTTGAGCACATCCGCAATTGCGGTGATGGCGATCATGACAAAGAATCCCGCCGGAAGAATCCAAGGCCCGGCCTTATCCCAGCGGCGATAGATGCGGTCTTCGCGGGCGCGAATATCGCGATCAGTCTCCATGACGCCGGGGCGCGTTTCCGAATAAACGATTTCATCCATAACACATGGTTCCAATCAGCATGAATCCTGAGCAGATTAAAGAAATTCAGGCCCGTCTGCAAGCGAAGGGTTTGTACACCGGCAAGATTGACGGCAAGATGGGTCCGGCGACAGAGCGGGCAATCGTGCTTGAACAGCAGATGACACCGCAAAAGAGCGATGCCGAAATCCAGCTCGAACGGGAGAGGCTTCAGGCTGAACAGTCCGACAAAGGCGTTGCAAGGCAGGAGAAGCGCGAAGAGGCTGCCGATCCGGTATGGGATACATTTGCACCCTTCGGTGCGGGCGCAGTCGTTGGCGGCGTTTATGGCGAGCTTGCCAACCGTGGGCTTGATCGGTTCGAGCGCGGCAATGTCGAGGCGCTGAAAGAAATCGGCGACGAAATCGGCCCAACGCGCGATCTGACATCATCGCAAGCCAATCGGGCCAAGGCATTCGGCGCAGCTCAAGCGGCTGAGAGATTTGCTCCGACCAATCGGCTCATGAAAGCCGGCAATGTTATGGGACGGGCCGCTTCCTACGGCATTCCGGCCGCTCTGGTTTTCAACGAATATCAGAATTATCAGGACCGGGCGAATGATGAGGGCTTGACCGATACCGAGCAGCAGTCCAACCAGCGAATTGCCAACTTCCTGCTCGGGAGCGGAACCGGTATCGGCGTTGAAGGCGGCCGCAGGTTCTTCTTCCCGGCACGCGAACCAGGCATGGGGCAGGCTCTTGCTCGCATCAATGCCGCTAAGGAACTGGCAACGCGGACAGACGCGTCCGAAGCCAGGGCAAAAGCACCGCTGCCAAAACCCGTTGAAGCCAAACCGGAGCCGCAAAAGGCAGCGCCGAAGTCCCGCCCGAGGTTGCCGGGATCATACGGCGACCTTATGGAGCAAGCCAGAAAGCACAATATTCCCGGCCGCAGCAACATGAATGTCGCACAATTGCGCGACGCTGTTTCGGAGGCAGTAAGGAATTCATCTTCTCCCCGCGGCGGCGCGGCGACCAAGCTTCTCAAAAGCCCAGCCTTTGCGCCAATTGCAGCGGCAACGATGGCCTATGCGATGTCACCCGATGAAGCGCAAGCATCAACGGGTCAAGCCGCGCGGCAGCCAATGCCACGAGACAACCTGTATTCCGGCAGCCCGGAGGACGATTTTGCTTATGGACAGGGTGCGCCATCTGGAGGCGTCAATCAGCAGGCGCTGACTAGCGCGGGCGTTGCCGGCGGCACTGCTTATGGTGCTAATCGCCTCTTGCAGGCAATCCCCCAATCAGTCACGACTGCCTTTTCCGCAGGCGCTCCCATGCTCGCCCCTCAAATGGGCGCAGACATGACGGACTACACGCCGGAAGAAACCGCTCAGCTTCGCAACTGGACAGCGCGCAACATGCCTGCGGTGTCGCAATTCGTCGGCGGGTATCCGGAAGAAGCCTACGACATGGCGCAAGTCCCGGAGAAGAACCCCGCCCGCGTCTATGAGAACGCATATCGCCCCGGCGGGCAGCCCGGAACGCACACCATGCCGGACGGCAGTCCAATGGCCGATAGCGCGATGCAAGGTCAGCCGGAACAGCAGCAGCCGGAGAACTTCGAAGCGCAAATGGCTGAGCTTCAGCAGCTCCTCATGCAAGTCGAACGCCAGAGCGCCCCACAGCGCCGCCCCATGCCGCAAATGCCGGCCGCCCCTGCGATGGCCCCGGATCAGCAGAACCGGCTCCTGCAAGGCGCTATGGCGCGATAACAGCCTACCCCCAGAACAAGGCAAATATCATATGGTCGACTCAGTCGCTATCCTGCCGCCCGGCTGGCGCGCACTTGATGCTAACGGCGATCCCTTCACGGACGCCGTTCTGTCGTTTTTCGACGCCGGCACATCGGACACCCGCGAAGTCTTTTCTGACTCCGGATTATCCACGTCCCTCGGGGTAACGGTCGATTGCAACGCAGGAGGCGAGCCGGTCACGAGCGGCAACGTCCCGACGTTGATTTACACCGGGACAGATCCGTACAAGATCACGATTTCGTCGACCATCGGCGGCTTTACGCGGACCTTCGATAACGTCAAGGGCGCTCTCGATACATCCACCTTCCTTACCGAAGCCGCAGTCGCCGACCAGTCCGTCGTAAACATCTCCGCTAACCGTTCGATCACAGCCGCAGACAAGGGCAAGCTGATCAACGTGAACTGCTCCGGCGGTGCGTTAACGATGACGCTTGCAGACGCCGCGACGCTTGGCGATGGGTTTTTCGTCGGTATCAGGCATGCGGGCACGGCCAATCAGGTCAAGATCACCGGAGACGGTACGGATACATTCGCCATTCCCGGAGCCAGCCCGATAGGGTTCTCGCTTACCGGTCTCGGTCATACGGTCTGGTTGGCCTGCGACGCCACGAACTTCAAGATCCATTCCGAGTGCCCGCCGCTGATTGGTGGCACGATCGGCGTTATCGCCATTGCTGACAGGCTCTCAACGCCTCCGGGATCGCCAACGCCCGGCGCGCGGTATATCGTTGAGTCGTCCCCAACGGGCGACTGGTCCGGCTTTGCTCAGCACGACATTGCCGAGGCGGACGGGTTCGGCACATGGTTCAATTACACCCCAGCGACAGACTGCGGCTGGATCGCTTATGTCCAAGATGAAGATCTGAGCTTCCAGTTCATCGGGTCGTCATGGCGTCCCATGATGGCGTCAATCGGCGCTGTGAGCGGTCTCGTCATCACGAATAATTCCGGCACGCCCACCACATCGCTTGATGTGGACGCCAATGCCGCCATCCTCACCGATGCGCAAGGCATCGGGATCAGGGTAAGTTCGGTTGACGTGACTATCGATGCGACCGGAACCGGCGCGGATGGTCTCGACGCGGGATCGTTGGCGAATAGCACATGGTATAATGTTTATATCATCTCGAATGGCACGACAGCGGCGGGGCTGCTGAGTACGTCCGCCACAGCGCCAACGCTGCCGAGCGGATATACATATTTCCTCCGTGTCGGAGCGATCAGGACTGGCGGCAGCGCGACGTTTTTGCGCACGAGGCAGGTCGGCAATCGTGCGCAGTACGAGGTTATCACCAGTTCCACGACGCCGAACCTGCCGATCATGGCAAGTGGTTCGGATGGAAGCGCAACGACTCCTACGTGGGTAGCCGTAGCGACGGGCAATTACGTGCCTCCAACAGCCATCCGCATCACGGGTGGTCTATCTCCCGGTGGGACAGCCGCTGCAATTGCTGTCGTTCCTAATGATGATTATGACGGAGCCAACAGCACAACAAATCCTCCCACAGTTGCGACGGGGGACGCCAGGGGCATAGTGCCTTTTGATTTCGTCCTTGAAAGTTCAAACATCTATTGGGGATCGGGTAACGCCGCCGCAACCCTTACCTGCTCTGGCTGGACCGATGCAGTGAACGCAAGCTGATCACTCATCGCATAGCCCGAGGCTTTCCATCGCCTTCTGATCCAGAAGTCCGTCGATATGGTAAAGCCTGTCTTCGAAAGGCTTGCCGTCGGCATAGCGAACGTATTTCGCCAGCAGTCCTTCGAGCGCATCGTTATCGCAGCCAAATCTCAGAACAAGCTGCTGAAGAAACTCCCGCTCAAGGTCAAGTCGGTCGTGCCCGATATCGCTGATTAGGCTCATAAGCCGGTCTCCATTTGTTACGCCCAGAGCAAAAATCTACAAACCTCTCCCCATGAAAGCAAGCACCAGATAAAATGGCCAGTCTTTACAATCGCGCTCGTGTGACAACTTCGACAACAGGCACTGGAACGGTCACGCTCGGCGCGGCCTTTGCAGGTTATTTTACATTTGCCGAAGCTGGCGTGCAAGATGCTGATGTCGTTGCTTATACGATTGAAGACGGCAACGATTTCGAGATCGGAACGGGGACTTACACCGCATCCGGAACGACGCTGACACGCACAGTGACCGCTTCGAAGATCGGCGGCGTAGCGGGTACAAGCGCGATCAATCTATCCGGCAGTGCGACGGTGTTCATCACGGCGCGGGCGGAAGATATTGGCGATGTCTTCAAGGACGGCATTAGCGGTGGCCAGACGATCATCGGCGGAACCGATTCCGGCGACGACCTCGTCCTCTCCTCAACATCCAATGCCACGAAAGGAACGATCCGGCTCGGAGACGCGACAACGGGGTTGTTCTTTGATGAGGTGGATGAGCGCCTATCACTCGGTGGTGCTGGGAATACCTTTACATTTGCGGGTATCGGGCCAGTAGGAATCGATATCGCTATCCATAACGACGAGGGTGGCGAGGTCTGTCAAGGCGTATTCCGCTACTCGGACACGGCGGGCGATTCGGCCTGCTGGATAGGACTGCGCTCGCGCGGTACAATGGCCTCGCCCACGGTCGTGCAGAATAATGACCGGCTCGCGTCGCTGTCGTTCTTCGGCTATGACGGCACCGACTACGAGTTCGGTGGGTACATTCTTGTCGAGGTCGATGGCACGCCCGGCAACAACGACATGCCGGGGCGGATGATCTTTGCTACCACGCCGGACGGATCGCAGACGCCCGCTGAGGCCATGCGAATCAATTCCGATCAAAGCGTGCAGTTTTCGACTGTCGCGCGCCCAGACGCAAATGATGGTGCGGCGCTTGGGTCCGCCACCGTATCGTGGTCTGATCTGTTCCTCGCATCTGGCGGCCTGATAAATTGGGCCAACAGCAACTATACAATCACCCATTCGTCTGGGTTGCTGACGTTTTCCGGTGGCATTACAGCGACCGCGGGGACCGTAACGCTTGGCGTCGTGGCCGGGGCGATAGACGCTGGCGGAGCGACCTCGCTCGAAATCCCCAACGACACCGCGCCAACCGTAAATGCAGACGGCGAAATCGCCGTCGATACCTCCGTCACCGATTTCAGCCACGGCATTTTGAAATACTATGGCGGCGAAGAGATGGCTGTCATTGCAGTGCCGATTGGGGAGCTGACCTCACCTTCGGACGGCGATGTGGTGGCCTACAATGCCACGAATGATGAATTTGAACTTGTTCCTCAATCAGGCGGTAGCGGCATCACCCCCGACACTGTTCAAGCCACGACAAGTGGAACCGCATTCGATTTCACAAGTCTTCCAGCAGGTTTGAATAGGATAACGATAATATTTGATAATGTTTCTGTAAATGGGTCAGATGCAATTATAGTTCAAGTAGGAGATAGTGGGGGCGTTGAAACAACTGGTTATGAGAGTGCAGGAGCAAGATTAGCCTCTTCAGCAACAACTCAATCATCTGCAGTTAATGGTTTCAATATTTCTACAAGTAACTCTGCTCATGCTTTTTCAGGAAGCATGATTATTTGTAGGATTACAGGAAATATCTGGGTAGCCAGTCATTCTGGGGGTAACATCACTAGTGCTGTTGAAGCTTATTGTGGGGGTGGCCGTAAGGCACTGTCCGCTGAGCTTGATAGAGTTCGCGTGACCAGAGGTGGATCAAATGCATTTGACAGTGGTCAAGTAAATATATTTTATGAGTAGATATATTCAATAAGGTCTTCCCAATATCCAGCCGTCCTCCGTGGCGAGGTATAGGTAAGCGCGACCTCTGAAGCTGACGCCCACTTCCGCAATCTCTAAGCCCCTTCTCAGGGGCTTTTTCTTTGAAAGCCTTTACCGAAAGGATAGCGAATGCAATGGTTGATTGACCTTATCAAAGCGATCTTTGCCGCTATATTCGGCGGGAAGACGACGACTCCGAAGCCGGAGAAATCGGCAGATGAGCCGGTGTCCGGTGAGCCGAAGTGGCTGGCGCTCGCTCGCGCCGAGATCGGCACCAAGGAAATCGCCGGGCCAGAGCATAATCCGGCTGTGCTTGGCTACTTCCGCGACGCCGGGTTTCCGGAGATCGACGACGATGAAACCGCCTGGTGCGCTGGTTTTGCGAACGCCGTACTTGAGCGTGCCGGATACAACGGATCGAAGTCTCTCGCGGCCAGATCATTTCTAACATGGGGTAAGGAAGTCACCAAACCTTATCCGGGCTGCCTCGTCGTCTTCTGGCGGGTTTCGCCGCGCTCGTGGCAGGGTCACGTTGCATTCTACGTCGGCGAGACAAAGACGCACGTCAAGGTGCTTGGCGGCAATCAGGCGAATGCGGTGAACATCACCGAATACCCGAAAAGCCAGGTGCTGGGCTACAGAAAACCCGGAACGCCAGCCAATAGCCGGATCATGAAGGCCAGCACGGCGCAAATGGCGCTGCTCGGCGTTGATGGTGGCATCATCCTTGAAAGTCAGGGACAGATCAACATCATTGGCGACCTGATCGGGCAGATCGGCGTTGCATTGCCGACGTTGCTCGTCTTTTCGATCCTTGCCAAGATCGTCTTGCAATGCGTTATAATCTACGCACGACAGGATGACGCCAAAAAGAAAGGCGTCTGATATGTTCTCACTTATCGGCAAACTGACGAACGCCGCGATCGGCTGGGCGCTGCCGGGATTATCGGCATCTGCTCTATATATTGTCGCCGGCCTGCTTGCCGTCGGCATTCCCTCGGCCTATGCATGGCACCGCGGCGCAGAAGGCAAGTCCGCGGCCGTGGAGCGCGAGAAGGCGCAATGCGAGGTGAAGATAGCCCGGATGGAAACAGCCGCAGAGCGCACCATTGCGGACATTCTGAGCAGCGTTGACGGCATCACGGATGCATCGGTCGATGTGGCCCAATATTGTAGCAAGCACCCTGGGCTTTGCAGGAGCGAGAAATGAGAGCAATATTCATTTTATCAATAGTGCTCGCTGTGTCCGGTTGCTCGCTCAGTTCACCGAAGCCAGAGACGAAGGTGATCGCGGTCCCCAGCTCCAAGCCATACCGCTATATCAAGCCGCATCCTACTGAAGACAAGCTGACCGAGAACACGCTCGCTCAGATCGAACGCCATAACAATGTGCACTGGCAAGTCAAGGAAGCCGAGAAAAAAGCGGCAGAGCAGAAATAGACCATGGCTGTACGCATCAGAAAGAACGGCCGCATCTTCTGTGCTGCAATGCGGCCAGAAGAGCCGGGCGACACATACATCGATGACGGCTTGCACTATCAGCTTTCGGTTGAAAATAAAGTGCTCGTTTCCGAGCCGATGGAGCGGCACGCCATATCAGCGGAATGGTGGTGGCGAGGGGCGGTGCCGGAAGGTGTCGAGATCGAGGACTTTTACAACGAATTGGACGGTTTAACTTTTGCAAATTCTGCAAGAGTTGAGGGATGCGCCGCTCGTCCTATAACCGATTGAATCATCTGTAGATTATACCATAGATTAAAGCAGCGGGCCAGCGCCGATGGTTGAGATCGACACCGGCCCTAGATCACCAAGCGAAAGAGGATCGCCCGATGACCCAAGGCAACCATAAGTAAAAACCGGGATTGAACTATGGCAGCGAGCAGTTTAGACTATGCGGAGCCGAAAAAAAATGGATTGGACAACGGGCGCGATCACGAGGCTCCACTCAAATCATCCGGACTTGGCCTATATCCTGACGGAAATCCTCAACAGGCAGGACCGGCTTACAGAACTGCTGGAAATGTTGACGCATTCCCACGCGAATACATCAGACCGAATGGATTTGTCGCGCATAGCGCAAAGCCTGTGGTTCAGAGCCGGGCTCCTTATCATCCTGGCCCCCGCGTCCGGTCTCACCCTCAAAGAGGCCCTGAACCTCATGCTTGGATAGTCCGCTCGCTCGAAATCGCCATCGGCGTCTGCATTGCCATTATATTCTTGTCGATCGGCATTTTGCTGGTAGCATGGATATTCGATGCGAAGGATCGTGACATTCCTGTCATCGAGCAGCCGGCGTCTTTTTTTGAGGCGTCGCCCCCTATATGGAACGGTGTCTCTGGCCGCTAAGATCAGCTTCCGCCGCATGGCGAAGCACCATATTCCCGCCCAATGCCGCCAGATAATCAACGTGGTCCTTTGATGAAAGCCGCTCAATTTCCTTGCGGGGCACAATGCAGACCTCGGCTGGAAGCGCTCGACTCCACAAAACCGGATTGGCTTTTATCGCATCCAGAATGACCTTGCCGGGACCGCTTGCCAAGCCTTCAATCCACTCCATGCCGTGTTCGGGCATTTCGTCATCCATCCGCATCGGGTATGCTCTCATGAACTGGCGCAGATCGTGGAGCAGGTGCTGCATTGCAGCTTCGAGCGCCATGTCGCGCTGTCGAGCCATGACGGCCGTTTCCATGTCAGTTCGTTCCGTTCCTAGTAGCGTTGTCAGATCTTCGTTCATTTTCCTACCTACCTATATATCTCGGGCCGCTAAGAGCGGGACGGGGCTATTCGCCGGGTGACCGAGGGCGCTCGTTATCCAAAAACGATCCAGCATATTTCGGAACTTCATAAGACAGAATCAGCTTCACGCCGTAAACTTCAGTTTCGATCGTCTCGCCATTGTCTCGAATGGCGTCTACAATGTACAATTCGAAGTCGTTGCGCATTTTGTCGAATGCAGCGGACATGCTCCTCCTGTTTGGATAGCGGAGCCTAATTTCAGCTTTCGGTTGACCCGAGATTGATATAAACTCTGCGAGATCCTTAACGGACCCGCCAGCATTTAGAATGTATTTCTCGTTCATTTCCTCTCCTATTCATCCCGCCTATATGGAACGGGGTTAATCCGCGTTAGGCTTCAAGAACGCCTCCGCAACGGTCAGCATCGCTTCCGCGTGAGCGCGATTGGCCGGAAGAATAACAGATCGACCGTCTACCAAACTGCCGTATTTTTCCGTTAAGCTCTTGACTGTCGGCGCAACGAGATCGAGCATATCAGCAATGTCTCTTAGCCTTGCCGCCGTATGGCCAGCATCGAGGCTCTCGGCTAGTTCTCTAAGAAAATCTGCCGCAGAGTCAGTGTCGATCGAAAGCCCACCGTCTGGCGTGGGAAAATCGACCCAATGCTTGCGCAGTTCGGCGTATTTCCCACGCAGTTCGCGAAGTTCCTCGTTGTCGCTCATCTTCCCACTTCCCTTCCTCCGGCTAGCCTTCCATCTTTCTTATAAGATCACGAATGGCGACGATTGCTTTGTCGTCAGCGCTTCGATATGTTTCTTCCATGAGCAGGATTTCCAGCCGTATGAGATCGTCAACGGCCTCCCCATACAGTTCTCTGGCAATCGCGCTTCTGGCTAGCTTATTCATGTGACTTGTTGCAACGTCCGGGCCAACGATGTCCTGCCAGAATTCGAGCTTGTACCTGTGGCGGACACGGTCAGGCTCCGGTTCTGGAAGCGTCTCAATATCGGCGTTTACATGTACGAAATTTCTTTGTATTGGCACTCTTTCGAACATTCTTGAATATATGTTTTGAAGTGCTTTCATTCTCTATTTCCTTTCCTCCCCCAGCATTAGTAATCTGACTTTGGCCGCAGTCCGTGGACGATTGCATTCGAGATCGCTTCGATCATCTTGGCGCGGCCGGTTTCTTCAAATGCATGCTCAACAGCTTCAACCATAACGCCTTTGATCTTGGAAACTAATGCTTCGTCATTGTTCATCATATCGGTTATAATCCGATTGGCCGCGACCTCGACAGCTTGGGAGAATGCCTGCTCAAGTTTTGAGACTTTCGGGCCATAGGTGCTGGTGGATTTCGGCGTTTCGATCAAATCTTTGATCGCGCCTTTCAGCAATTCGTCGCGCTTGTCTCCGGTGAGGCTATCGAGGATTGCCTTCGAAACGAGTTCTCTGAGCGCGTCTTGATCTATCGGTATTTGCATTCTCTATTTCCTTTTTCTATTTTCCTCTCCCGCGTATAGAGCGTGCGGGGGAATGGGTGTTTAGGCGGCTTCATGGTTCGATCTGCACAATCTTGAAGCACCTGCCAGATTCGACAAATGCGCAAAACTCCCACCACTGCTGTGTGGCGTCTTCCATTGAGTAGAACTTGATTTCGCCAGTGTAGTTTACCGGCTCGTCAGGCCCTTCTTTCGGTTCCCACCAATCCCTTGACCACTCAGCGTACGGTCCTCTAATTATATCCTCGAAACGGGTCACTTCGGGTTGTTCAGGCGCGTCCGGCTTTAGATCACGACGGATACGCCGGTCAACGAGTTGACCGTTCTCTCTGATCGCATACCAGTTCATGCCGCACTCAAGGCTTTTTGTCTGCCAGTCGAGAGCCGGAGTTCCGTCAGGAAGGGGCATCTCGCATTTGAAATAATCGAACATTCCCATCTTTCTCTCCTTTCCTCAGAACTTTCATCGAACCCCCCTCTATACGGAGAGCATGGCGCGTTCGGTTAGAACAGGTGTCCCCTCAGCGCTCCCGCCGTTTTATGCACGCCGCTCGCTCGCCATCGATAAAATCAGCAATCTCTTCCGACCAGCGGAACCACTCGCCACTCGAATGGTGCGCTTTGAAACGCTCGTGAAGCTCAGCTTCGAGCTTGTCGGCTCCTTCGATGGCAAAGATCAGTGCCAATCGCCCGTAATGAGAGACTTGTAATCTGCGCATGCGGGTCTGCGCGTTGACGGATCGACCGATCTTTACGAAACCGCCGCCGGGACTCGCGATGAAATAAACCCACCCGTTCGGATTGTCCCACGTTCCAGGGGCAGGCGGCAATTCCTGCCCGTAATCGGCGTCGCCGTTCAGGTGTACCGTCATGAAATCTTCACGGACGTAAATGCGGTTGCCGATCTTCTCGGCGATCCCGTACTCCGCCGCCTTCTTTGACAGCCACCGTGCGGACGGAGTTGCATTGGCGGGATACTTCTCCTGAAGCTGCTCGATCGTGATCAGCATTCGTAGCGCTCCTTGGTTCGCCGAACCTCATGGACCGAGAACAAATCACGGCCATATCGTAAGACGGTGCGAAAATTGCGGTTTTGAGTGTTGAAACGCCTTGATCGGCGAGGGTCCACTACGTTGACATCGTAGGGGAGACAGTCGAAAAAGCCAAGTGACGCATAGAGTTTTTCAACATGCATAGGTTCAATGAACTTTTTTGACCAAGTGTATAGGCTGAAATTATCAACTTGGACGCGTAGCTCAGCGGTAGAGCACTGCCTTGACATGGCAGGGGTCACAGGTTCAATCCCTGTCGCGTCCACCATCACGCTTCCCTCGCAAGTTTTAGGTTGATCACGTTCGCGGCGCGCGACAGATAGCCGGTTCGGTAGCGAGCGTAAATCTGCTCCGTGGTCTTGATGTCCTTGTGTCCGAGCATCTTCTGAATCTCGCGCATGTCGATCCGCTCATCGGCGAGGAACGTCGCCAGGCCGCGCCGGAAGGAATGCGGCCCGATCTTTCGCTCGCTCAGCCCGGCGCGCTCGACCGCGGCGGCAAATCCCTTCTTCACGTCATTCACCTTCTTGCCCTTGTATTCGACGACGTAGTTTGACCTCGCCACTTCCTCGGCTTCGTGGAGCGCCAGTTCCAGCACAGTATCAAACTCAACGACGGCCCGACCCTTCAGGCTGCTCTTGTCGAGAATGTCCTTTTCCTGCCGACTGCGAAAATCAATGATGCGCCGGTCGAAGTCGATCCGGTCCCACGTCAGATCAAGAATCGCGCCCTTGCGCGCGCCGGTTGTGATTGCTATGAGCGCGAACAGACGGATATGCGGAGCGCGGCAGCATTCGAGAATCTTGCGCACTTCCCATTCTTCCGGGACGATATCCCGTGGATCGCCTTTCGACGGCACCCATATGTAAGGCTGACGCTTCGGCAGCCCTTCGAGCTTTTGCTTGTATGCCCAGCTAATCCAGGTGCGCAGATATGAAAGCTGGTTCCATATGGTGTCGCGGGCGTACCCGGCCTCGTCCTGCATGATCGCGAATTTCTGCGGGAGCGTGAGCTGCTTGTCGCGAAACGTGATCTTGCTATTGAGAGACGCGACGCTGCTTGATCCGAATAGCGGCTTGAGCGCTTTCCATGCATATCCGGCCTGTGCGGTGTTCTTGCCCTCCATCTGCTTGTATTCGCAGTATTGCTCATGGACATCGCTGATCATGAGCGGCGCGAGATCGCCGGTCGTTGCTCGTTCGAGAACCCTGCGGGCGCTGACAAAGCGCCTCAGTTCTTCATCGGCATCGGCCTGTGTGATAATGTGCTTCGGAAGGCGATAGCGCTTGCGGTCTTTTCCGGTTCCCCAGACGACGCACCATCGTCCCTTGAGCTTGTTCGTCCTGTAGTTTTCGGCCATGATTCATACCATGCGTTGGCTTCGCTACCCTGAATGATGATGTTCCGGCCGCTCCTGCGCGCCACGAGTTCGCCGGTCCTTACCGCCTTGCGGATCGTGTCGGCAGAGACCTTGAACAAGCGCGCAAGCTCGTCCGGCGTGTATCTTGCACCATCCCGGACTTCATCATGACAGATTTCTTTGGCGTCACTCATCAGTGTTTTCCCTCAAACTGGGCACCTTTGGCAGTTCCGGGTGGCTCACTCACTCTCTCCGGTATTACTGAGGCTGGGGGCGGCGGGCGGAACCAAGTTCACGGCGCTTACCATCGGCTTCCAACCGTGCCATCCGATCCAGTTCTGACCAGCCTTGACGATCTCCATGTTCGGTTCGAGCGGCACGACGCCGAGGCCGAGTTTTTCGATTGACCCAAGGATGGCCGTCACCATGCAATCCACGCTCTCAGCATCGAGCCTGATGGACTCGACGCCATCGTGCGCATTCAACTGAATGGAAGCCGTCAGTTCGGCTCTGAGCTTTTCGATCGTGATGTCAGCCATTATCTCTCTCCCTCGGATGAGCTGGGGGAAACGGAGCGGCTGTTCCATAACCCGACTATGTATTTGTCGCGCGTATAGTCGCTGGCGTCGGTTGCAGGCCCGCGCGCTCCGCATTTGATGCAGCCGACGAAGCTCTTGCCGGATTCAGTGAACACGCTCGGGCCGTGGGGACCGTCAGGAGTTCCGCAGAATGGGCATGGTTTTAAAATCGCCATGCTACTCTCCCTCTATGAGTGGAGACGGGGGAAGAGGGAGCGGCATCCAGTGCGTAGGCTCCAAGCCATTGCTTTCAACGTCCCAACCAGCGTGGTGCCACCGCTCGCGAACCTGCACTCGGCGAAGTTCACTGGTTTCCTCGTCCTGCCAGATCGTGCAGCCAGAAGAAGAGGTCCACCTGCCGATGACAACTGGACGCGACGCGGAGATTTCAGCGGCTACGTGCTCCGGGTAGTCCTCGCCATCTACGTTCATTGTTCCGGTAAGCAGGATTTCAGTCCCGTCCTTCGGTGCCGTCTCTATTGGCTTCCACTCCGTAGCAGACAGAAGCTGACGGATGGCAGAGGCGGCTTGAACTTTCGTCCCATCTATAATAACGACATCCTCATATGCGGTTGACTCTTCGGCTTCGCCTTCAAGCCGATCGATCAGTTCCTCTATCTCTTCTCTGGATAGATCAGCCATTGTCCGACTCCTGATTGATTTTTCTTGGTGTCAGGCAAACGCCATCGCTTGCAGCGGTCATCTCATCGCCCGTGCCGGGCTCATCAATCTGGCCTTGGGAGTTTGCCGCCTTGCGTAAACGGCCATATTCCGCCGCGATCAGGCTGGCGCAATAGACGTCCATAAAGTGCTGCTTTTCTTCGCTCTCTCTGAAGCCGTCACCTCCTTCAGGGGTCGCCTTTTCCCAGACGATCTGATCACGTTCTTTCATGCAATCCCGCACGACATGGCGGTTGCCGTATAGAAATCCCTGCACTTGCATTTGGTGGAAATGCGTTGAGAGATCGGCCTTGACCCATAGTTCAGGATCGAACGCTTCCGCTATGATGTCAGATTGAAGAGCGCCTTCGCGCGATACCGTATCGCCTTTTATTCCGGGTGACGCCTGACACCCCAAATCATTCTCCCTGAACGGTATCCCCGCCATCAAGTCTGAGAATTCATCTTTTGACATCTTGCGTAGGATCTGATCCTTCGGCATGAGGACGAAGCCTGCGGATTCTATCGCGGAGAGAGCGGCTTCTGCCTCTTCCAAGCAGATGCAAGTCCAACCGTCGCCGTCTAGCAGACACTCCCCGCCGTCTGAGCATGTGGCGCAATGTTCAATGCCGATCCTTTCGCGGATCTTCTCTTTCAGCTTGTCCATGTCAGCCGACATTCTCGTTCTCCTTCAGGAAAGAGCGGGCATCATCGAGCGACATTTCTTCTTCCATGCCCAGAAACCGCCTTGCCCAGCGTGCATTATGGTTGTTGTGTCCGGACAGATTGTTGAGGACGCTGTAATCGACGTATTCGAGATGGAAGCTTTTGATGATCTGTTCCGCCTCGTTCAGCTTTTCCTTAAGCGCGGAGATCTCGGCGTCAGATTGAGATTTCGCCACTTCGAGGCATTCAAGGATTTTTCCGTCAGACATCATTCCACCTCAGCCATCGTCTTCGCCAATCTCAGCAAGGCTCGTTTCTGCCTTGGCGACGCGATTGCATCGAACAGGTAGACGATGTTAAAATCGGTCTTGGTGAGAAGGCTGTTCCAGTCGAACGGCGTCGCCTTGTCGTCGAATGCGCCGCGGTAGAAATCGTTGATCGTGCAATCGAGCGCCTTGGCGATCCTGATCATCCTGTCGGGATTGATGGCGTTGGCCCCGCTTTCATATTTACCGATCTGCTGGAAACTTACGCCGATCTTCTCGCCGAGTTCGCCCTGTGACATCTCTTTTGCCAGGCGCAAGGCTCTCAGGTTTTTGCCGATCTGTTCGTGGATGGTGTTGGTCATCTCATGCCGCTTTCGGTTTCCCGGTCATCGGGTCAAGCTTAGTCATTTCCGCTTCTGCTTCGCTTGGCGATCCGCCGACCATCCATGATGGCGGTCTCGGAATTTCTTCATGCGTTGGTCGCCACAGATGCAGACAATTCGGATGTTCGTTGATATGGTCCGAGGACGGAACATGAAGCTGCATGACGGTTTCGTCATCGCCGAAAAACAGGTGCTTCACATGAGACATCTCGATCCAGTTGGGGCAGCGGTTCACGCGCGATACCGAGACGTGCTCCCAGCCGAAATCACTGGACGCCATAATGGTGAGCGTCGCCTTGTCGATAGGCGACGGGACGCGGAACGCTCCGCAGGTTTCGTCGCCAGAGTATCCGCGAAAATGCGCCGGTAGATCGCGACCCCGGACGCGGTATGCATCCAACAAGTGAAGGTTTCTCATTTCACCGGTTCCCCTGTTTCCCGCCAAACGACGGTGCCATCCATTTTGACCTTGTACGGACTGTCTCTGTTGGTCCTGAACGAAGATCGTTTCTTAGTTTCAGCCCGCGCCGCCTTCGCTACAATGCGCTTGCCGTGGGCACGCTCTCCGGCTTTCCTGCCTGTCTTTTCCTGATGGCATGGGATGCACAGGAGCTTCCCGTCTTCAGCCGTCAGCGGTGGCCGCAAGCCGTGCTCAATGTCTTCCATCTCCCAACATTCAAGCGTATGGTCGTACTCGAATGGCTTGCCGCGCAGCGGGATGCCGCAGCCGGTTCCCTCGCATCGCAGGTCTTCCGGCCCACCGGCGCGCTTGAACATTTCGATCTTGGTCTTTTTGTCGAACTCAAGTCGCTTCCGGTTCTGTTTGCGTGGGGCGATCTGGCGCGTGTTCATGACGATTTGGCCTTGGTCGTAAAGACATGCGTGACGCCGTCGTTCTCATGACGCCATTCTCTGCTCGACCATTCATCAAGCTTGCCTGCCGGCACTTCCACTCGACCGCCTGCAGCCGTAATTATCGCAATCGTGTAATCGACAAGATCACGCAGAACGGCTATTCTCTTTTCTGCCTTGTCCAGCTTTTCATTGGCTATCAGCAGCGACGTTTCAGCCATTCCAAGCTCTCCTCATCTTCCTCGCCGCCCAAATCACCGGCCTTCTGGGCCGTTCAGCGGATGATCGACAGGCAATAAAATGGAGATAATCTCCTGCTCTGGCATATCCATTTCTTCCATCTTATCGATGATCTGACCGATGACAGCGCGAACCGAAATCTCGTCAAGTCCGTCCGGTTTTAAGGTGCAGTTCTGATCGACGTAATAGTCGGCAATCCAGTCTCTGTGCTTCGTCACCGCTTCACCCTCCTCCAAACCCAAATCCCCACGATCACCGGAGACATCAGAACAAACCCAGCTATAGCCCCAGCCTTTGTGCCGACCGCCGCCCCCGCGTATCCCGCTACTCTCAGCCAGAACCATCTGTCCCGAGACGGTGCTCGTGGCTCCATACGCGCCTCTATCTGGTCTTCAAGCGCCTCACAGATGTAGATGCCTTTGTCGTTTGGGCGGAGCCAGGGGCGGGTCATGTCAGCCTGCCTTAGGTTCTTCAGTATGCAGATTTGAGATGACCTTCTCGGCAGTTGAGGCAACATCTCGGCAGTCGCTGGTAATTTTCTTCAATGCATGCGCGTCCATAACCACTATGTTGCTGCGTGAGACTTCTCTGTCGAAATGGACGCCGAGACCGCGAAGCATGCCAATGGCGATGCCTAGATTCGAAATTAGCCCGTCGTATTTTTCACGTGTCAGCGTCACGGTTTCTTCGTTAGTGTTTTTCATGAAACTTCCTCCGCGTTCTTCTGTGTATCGCCCGGCGAAACGGCAAGCATGCTGTCAATCAGATCGAGAACGGCTTGTTTCGATGCCTGAAAATCGGCCGCGCCCATTGCCTTCTTGCTCTGGCTTTTCGCCGTGTAGACCGTTACAGTGCATTCTGAGACGACAACGACGGCGAACTCGTCGATAGGCCTGATGAATGCGGCGACGCGCAGGGCTTCGGCTTTCGACGCAGCCACGATTGAGCGCTGGTCGTGGAAGCCAGATTTGATCAGGCACCATTTGCGGAGATGCTCCGACGTCGGAAAACGTTCGGCTTTCTGCTCCGGCAAATTCAACCAGCCTGAGTGGACAGCTGCAAAAAAATGGTTGTGACTGACCTGCGAGCGGCCCTTGACCTCTTCGAGCGTGTAGACTTCGCCGATTACGAACTCCGCATCCGCCGCCTTCTGATGGCGCGGGAGGATCTCGAAGCTGTCGCCTAACCAACGGTATGTGAGCGGAGTGCCTTGTCTCATCTCGACATCCTCAAGAACACCAGCACCCACACAAGAATGCAGGCGCAAATAAGCGCTAGGAGTAGCCAGGCGTTCGGATCGTGCTCGGTCATGCTGCTTCTCCTATAGCGTCATGACCGCCGTAAGAGCGGATGCGCTCGACAAGAGCGTCTAAATCGGCATTGAAGTCGGAGACGGCGCGGGAAAGCTCGGATATGAATTTCTCGTCGCGATAAGCGCGTTTAATGAACGGCGGCAGCCCCGGCCAATAGACCAGCAGGTCGCAATATTCTCGCTCGGCAATCCAAAGCTGTCCCTGCACCTGAGCGACGTGAGTGCTGGGAAACTCGTCTTTCAGGATGGTCTCGATCAGCAGATCGCCGCGCTGGGTTTTGATTTCCAACATGGCGTTGTCGCCGATCAGCGAATCCGGCGAGCAGCCTTTTCTGTCATTGCGGATGAAGCCGATTTGCTTCGGCTCTACGTCATTCATGAATCCATAAAGCTGGCGCGCTTCACCTTCGAGCGCATGGCCGCGTTCCATCGCTGCCGACGTGAAGCTTTCGAGCGGCTCCCCGGTTATCACCTCGGCAGCCAGCCGCCGCATGTACGAGGCGCGCGTCTTGCCTTGGCCCTTGGCGAGAATGTCGCTGAAGCAACTTGCCGTGGGCAGGCCTGCCCGGCAGGCTCTCCATGCGTCGCTGTTCTGTTCCAGATCCTCGAAAATCTCAATCAAGGGATGCATCCTCTTTTTTCTTTTGCAGCATCTTCGCTTGCAGCCAGGACTTGGCCTTGAAGAACTGGTTCGCTGGGATTGATGGAAAGCCTTCGACGCCGAGCGTTTCGCAAAATTTGATCTTGTCAGCATGTGCCGCTTCTGCCATTGTAAACAGTTCATTGCACTGATCTTCGGTGATGAACTGCACGCCGCCAGCCGCATTGCCGTCGTCATCGTCGCCGGTCGCGATATCGAACAGCATCAGCTTCAAATAGCGTCTTCCATACGTGGCAGCCGAGCCGAAGGCGTGCATGTCGGTCTTGTTGACATTGCCTTTCGCGCCGGTCTTGTCGGTAGGAAGCGCGGCGATGCCGGTCTTGATGTGTCCGTCGCAATGCGCGATAGTCCATTCTAGGAGCTGGTCGCCGCTTTCGCTCGTTCCAGCGGGTGAAAACGAAAGCGAAAATCCGTTCTCATGGATCACCGGGTCGACAGCCTTCGATAGCGCGGCGAGGTCGGCATATTTCGAGCTGGTCTGTGTGTTGGACTTGTTCTTGGCCACCACTTTCAGCTTGGACTGGCATACTGCCATCGCCCGGTGATAGGCTTTCACCTGCTCGCGCTCTTCCGCTTCGCGGGCGCGATCGTCCAGCCGCTCTTTCATGGTGAGCAGGCTTTCAAGGCGTTCAATCGGGATCTGAGGATTGAGCGCAACCCGCTCGATCATGGAGATCATCGGATCGACGTTCGAGACAACAACGTCCTGCCCGTGCTCTATCGTCTTAAGCTGCTGCGTGGTCATACTAGCCTCTCATCCTTGTCGTTCAGATCGACGTTGAAAAATCCGAGTTGCCCACGGAGCCGGATGAAATCGAGATACTGGGTATCCTTCAGGACAAAGCCGTACTTGCCGAAAAACCACGGTGATGGATGCTGCTGTACGCAATCAACGAGCGTCGCTTTTCCGACAATTCCGCCCTTGAGCAAAAGGGCTGGCGCTGGCAACTCGGGTAGTCTCAGTTTTCTGTCATTGCGCCGAAGAACATTGTAAATTTCTTCGAAATGCTGGTATTCTGTGTGCGTCATACCCTTAGCGGCGTGGACATAAAACTCGCCTCGGAAATTCGTAGACCAGTCGCGATTTTCGATATTCTTGCCGGCAAAGATGATCGCCCACGCCCAAGGCTGACGAATGCTCAATGCGGGGATCTTGTCGGTCATGCTCCGCTCCCTTCGAGCTTGGCGCGGGAGCGAGCAGATGCTTCACGCATGATCCGTGTCCGGTCTTCTTGAGACATTTCACCGATTGTCATGTTGGTGCCATCTGGATGCTTGGGCCAGTTGTCGTCAGCTAGCCTTGTGTCCCGTTCTTCTTTCGTCAGGATGCCCATCCTGTGAGCCGTGTAGGCGTTGATGCGGTCGAGGACTGTCATGCCGTATCTCCCGCGCGCCGTGCGCTGGCGATCTCCCGGTTGCTCCGGTTCATGCGCCGCGTCTGCTTCTGGACTTCCAGCCACTCGTTGATGATGGCTTCCAACTGCTCATCAAAGAGCCAGTCGAGGCCCGCGCGGCGGAACAGGGACAGCATTATCCGTTCGTCTTCCAAGTAGGAGAATTGACGCTCAATGAATTCGATCTTGCGATCGCGGGTGGTGCTCATGCCGCCAACTCCGTCCCGCGTAAAACATCGATCAATGCCTGGTAATCGTATGCGTCCAGATCCATCTTATGGAGATCGCGCGCGGTGATTTCGGCTTCCCGGAGAAGCTTCAGCGCTATCTCCGGCTGATCCAGATTGTTGATCAGGTCTGCGCATGCGAGGGCGTAGCCGCGCATAGTGGTTTTGCAGGCGTAGCGGTTCATGCTGACAGCCTCACATTTCCTTTGTGATCACGAAGCTCGCGAACCTCGTAAGGCGATAGCGGGATGCACCACTCACGACCGCGCCACTTGTATTTGGCATAATCAAACTCGGTCCATCCGCTGTGCATGTACTCTCCGAAAGTCCGCGCCATGATCAGCGTGAAGGCGATGCGGAGAGTTTCGATATGCTTTTTCATGCCGCTTTCCTTTCGAGATCCTTGCGCCGTTCCACCTCATCCAAAAGCGCCTGATGACGGGGCAGGCTGTAGCACCAGTGTCTTGACTGTCCGCGCTTGCGTTCAAGTTCGAGATGACGGAGCAAGTCGGCGTCTGAGAGGGATTTGAGTTGACGGTGGAAGCTCATTGCTCGCCTCGTGCTTTGGCCAGTGCTGCGTCAATCTTCGCCCGTGCCATAGGCGGCATCGTTGTCAGACCATCGCGCTTGCAATCCTCATCGGCGTCGCGGACCATTTCGAGAGCTTCGATCAGCGCAGGAAGCGAGGCGACGGCGCGGGCATTGGCTTTCGATGACGGTCTTTCACGGCCATCCTCATCTACAGCAATATCGACAGTACCGATCCGTGATCTGATGACACCTTCCGCCTGCATGATCGCGTAGTAGGGCTGCCGGTTGAACTCATCGACGAGTTCTGCTCTCCACGGGCCTTTGGTGATTTTCAAATTGTTCACGCTCCCGCTCCATCTGTCTTGAAAGGAACAACGGCGGCAGGGCCTTCGTGTTTATCCGAACATGAGATCCCCGCCGCCGTATCCTCTGCCTCAAGGCCACCCCGTTCGGTGAGGCAAAGAACCTTCCAGTGCATAACGTCTTGTTCTAGATGACTGTTTTCAGCCATGAGAGCTTCGTTAAGCTCCCGGCGTCGTTCACAAAGACGCCAGAGTGCGCTATCGTTGATTTCCTTGATGCGCTCGTCGCGGTCGCGGATCTTGTCGCGAAGCGACACAACGCCGGTCATCGCCATAGCGTAAAAGCCGATGCAGCATGATGTGATCGTGATTGCCCAGAATGGGCCATACGGAGCCGCTACACCGAAAGCCAGACCGGACGGCACCGAGCCGCACGCTCCAATCGCGATGACTTCCATATCGTCGCCGTATTTTTCGATGAAGCTGTCATAGGCACGGGCCAGCCAAGTGTTGTTCCCGTCTTCTTGTGGCTGGCCCGCGTACTGCTCCTGAGAGGAGTCTGGGGAGGAGATAGCTTCAACTCTAGGTGCAGAAATGTTCATTGGGATTGCTCCAAAGACTGAAAAATTAGCAGTGACAATTTCCAGAAATCGCGGGGTCCCCGCGTTTCGCTCCGCACATCAGGCAGTGGCCCGGTTTTGTCTTCGCGCGGATTAAAGCGAGGCCGTCATCGTGATGCGTCATGGCTTCCCCGCATTTTTCGCAGTTCGCCGCTGGCCTGCCGTTGCGATCCATTGATGCAACGCCGCAGCACGATGAAAATGGAGTGCTGTTGTATGGGTTTGCTGTTCTTGTGTAGGCCACTTCGCTAAGTCCTTTTAAAAATCGCCCCAGCCTAGTTTGGCTACACGGTGGCTGGGGCTTGCAGTTCACGATGTCTCTGGGAGGAGAGAGATCGTGGTTCAGACTTCCTCTTCTTCGGTAACCTTGAAGTCTTTCGCGAAACCGCTGAAGATTGACTTCATGTCAGTTTCGGTATCGCCGGGGTTTCCAAAAGCAGTCATGCTGCCTTCGAGAGCATCAATCCAAATCCGGCCATCTTTTTCGCGTAGGTTGTAGCTGTATTCCTCGCCGTGACTTTCTTCAGATGTGTCGCGGATATAGACGCTGCCAATATCGTCTTTCAGCTTGCTGATAAGTTGTGCTGCAAAGCAGCCCATGCCGTTGGCAGCTTCTCCGGCTTTCTGGCCGGATATTCCGTTGATGATGGCCATGTCTGCGGCGAAATCGGCTACCTGCTGCCCGAGGCCGTCAGGGTAGCCGTCCATTTGGCGATAGATTGAAACGATAATCTTCTCGCGTTCGTAGACGTTTACTCTTGCTCGTGTGCCCATTCCCTTGACCCTTTATCCCTTAGTGGACCCAGACCGAGCTTTATGGGCAGGGTCTGGGTTGAAGAGGCGGCAGGCGACCGGGGGGAAGCCTGCCGATAGGGAGACTGTACAAAACGTACAGCGACGGGTCAAGAAAAAACTGTACGAAATGTACAGTCCATACAATTTAGCGGTAAGATTTGATGACGTGTGTCATTTTGGCGACAAGGCGCGCTTTGTTCGGGTCGTCTACAATGTAGCTCCGATGCGCTGAGTTCAGCGCAGCAAGTTCGTAGATCACAAAGCCGTCCGTGCGCTTGCCGCGTTCGCGATATTGCCTGAATACAATCACATTTTCGTCAAGTATCTCAGCGATAACGAAATCGCCTGGGCGAATTTTCGCTGAAGTTGACAATACAATCTCATCACCTTCGGCGAACGAAGGTCCAGGATCATTGTCATTCTGCATGCTATCGCCATCGATAGTCATAGAAAACGCAGGCATTACGATATTTAGATTTTTCGGCAGCGACGCAAAATCAACTGCTTGTTCCATCGCCTGGTTTACGCCCCCGTAATTTTTCATAAAATCCCATGGTAGACGCGGGATTACTTTGAAGGCAACATGAGGGGAATTACGTACTCCGCCGCTTTTCTCAGCGATCGTGCCCTTATATAGCCAATCCAATGAGAATATGAAAGCGTTTGAATATCTGATCGCGGCATCGGGCGGAATGTTCCTGTTGCCGTTTTCATGGCTTGCATAGGCATCGATCGGCCAGCCATACGCTCGGGCTGCATCTCGCGCAGACTTATACCCGCGCTTCTCCCTTATCAACCTTAGTCTGTCATGCGGCTTTTCCATAGTGCGATTCGTACAGTGCTCTGCTGTGCAATTGGTATTGACATGGTGCTGTACGTAACGTACAGTCCGCTTCAATGAACAGTCACAGACAGATCATCGACCTATGGCCGGATCGTGCCGCGTTCGCGCGTGATGTTTGCGTGAAGTACTACACCGTCCATGGCTGGTATACCAGAAACAGCATCCCGCCGGAATATTGGTGTGAGATTTGTCACGCTGCAAAAGAGCGCGGATTCGAGGATGTCACGACCGATTTGTTAGCGACGATCAAAGCCGGCGAACGGTCGAAGTCAGAAGCCGCCGCATAGGGATGATGATGCAGAGCATATCCGAAAGCTTCAAGTCCAATCTTGATGTTGATCCAAAGACTGGATGCTGGAATTGGAGGAAGCTTAGCGAAGACTTCGAGTATGGCCAGTTTTGCGGGAATTTGGCGCACAGATTTTCATGGCTGTTGCATTGGGGGCCGATACCTGAAGGCATTTTCGTTTGCCACGACTGCGACAACAAGAGGTGTGTGAACCCGTTTCATCTGTTCTTGGGCACTGCGTCCGACAACATGTTTGATCGCTACAGGAAAAAACAGCATTGGATGCGAGTTTTCGGCCTTTGGGATTTCTTACAGATGCCGGGGCACGTGGAAAAATACAGACGAAACAGTCGGATTATCAGTGCGCTTGTCTCGGGCTTTGCCCCGATCAACCAAATGTATTTGTTTGCGCCGCTTGGCATAGACTTTGATTATCTGAATCCGAATGACCCGAGGAAGGAACACTTCTGTTGGCATTACTACCAAGGGATCATTCGTGAGGCGAGGCAGCGCTTGATCGCCGCCTGAAGTTCCCGAGTTTACCGACCGCCCCTCCTTTATCGGGCGACTGTACAGAGGGCGTCCGTTGCAAATGCCCAATGCGCGTTAGCGTTCAAGCGGTGGGTGGTCGCGTGCATAGGCATGCATATTTACGCCGCTAATTGGGTAGCCCCTCGCGAGTTTCGTATGCGTCGCGTTTGTAGAGTGCGGCTCGTATCGCGTCGCCGGGAGTAGCTCTTTTCCAAACGGCCGGATCGTCGCCCTCCTGCGATCCGGCCGCCCCTAAGACCGGAATGGTGACGATGGCCGCGCCGAAATGGACCGAAGCTGAAGATACGATGCTCCGAGATATGACTGCAAAAGGATATTCCGGCGGCAGGATCAGGCAGAGAATGCCGGAGCGGAGCCGCAATGCGATCATCGGACGCCAGCACCGGCTTGGCTTGAAGGGTGGCCCGAAAGGCGGACCGAAGCCACGCGCCAATACGCCGTCCGCAATGCCCCTGAAGCCACCGCGAGACCATCGCGACTACGCAACTATCAATGTCTCCGAATTAAGAAGGCTCCGTGCGGAAATGGAAGCCGCTCCGAAACAGGAACCGAAGCAATCGCCGGAAGGCGCCCCGGTTCCGCTGATGATCCCGCTGCTGGATCTCACCGATCACATGTGCAGGTGGCCAGTCAATTCTCCAGAACGTGGTGGTGATTTCCTTTTCTGCGCTCACGAGAAAGAGCGCGGGTCATATTGCAGTTTCCATGCTGCTCTCGCGTTTGCCGGTCGCCCTGTTTCGCGCGCCACTCGCCCACTCAGGAGAGCAGCATGACCACAGATCGGCGATTGTTCAACCTGAAAAACATGCTGCGCGGCAACGAGCGGCAAGAAGCCCTCCGTTTATGGAACGAAGGCAACGACACCAAGCAGATTGCCTCACTCATGAAGGCGACGGAAGCGGCTGTCTATAACGGACTGCATGAGCTTCGTGGCCCGCGCAAGAGACGCGTGAGGTTCGCAGCATGAAGCTCCAAGGCATCCCCATAGGCGACCGCTTCAAGCTCACCGTCGACGGCAAGAGACTCACGCCGGATGAAGCCAAGGAACTGGCGAAGCTCAATATCCCTCAGAGGATCAAGCGGCGGAAGTCCACGAAAACGCGCCCTGCAAGGCCGGGGGAGGTCTCCAATGTATGACGCTGCAGACAATTCGAGCAAGTCATACGAAGTGGCGATTTCTTCCCTGAGGGAACGGCTGGAAAAATCGAAAGTCGTGATCGGAGATTGTACGCTGTATTGCGAGAAGGCGGAGTTCATCGTTCCGACCTTGGCCAAAGTCGATGCGCTTGTAACAGATCCTCCATATGGGATTGGCGAGGCTGCGGGCGCGAACAAGAGCCGAGGCAACATCGCACCTGCGCGCGACTATGGCAACGACGATTGGGACAATGAGCCTGTTTCGGCGGAGCTTCTTGATGCCATTCGCGCGAAGGCAAAGTGGCAAGTCATATTCGGCGGCAATTATTACGATCTTCCGCCGACGAAATGCTGGCTCGTCTGGGACAAAATCAACGGTGAGAACGATTTCGCCGACTGTGAACTGGCTTGGACCAATATTCCGAAAGCCGTTCGCCGCCTTCGCTTTATGTGGAACGGGATGCTGCGCGCCCACGGCGAGCCGCGCGGCGATCACCCGACACAGAAGCCCATAGGCGTCATGAAGTGGTGCATTGAGCACCTTCCTGCAGACGTCGAAACCATCCTCGACCCCTTCATGGGATCGGGAACTACTTTGGTCGCAGCAGTAAAGCTCGGCAAGCGCGGGATCGGCATCGAGCGCGAGCGCAAATACTTTGAGATCGCTTGCCGCCGCATAGAGCAAGCCTACGCCCAAGGCGATCTATTCGTCGCTGCTCCAAGCGCGAAGCCTAAGCAGCTCGATCTGGAGGAAAGCCTCTCTGGCACTACCTGATTTTACGAGATCCGGCTCGGGGCAAACGAGCCGGTACATGTGGCGAACTGGCCACACAGAAGTGAAATGCAACAGACACGAGGAATATTACCAATGTCTAGTCTTAAAATCAACACAGTTCCGCTTCTCGCCGCGAGTTTTTTCGCTCTCGCTGCCTCGTCCGCAAACGCGACCGATTTACTCGACGGCCTCAACGATCCAGCCCCGCAGGGAACTGCGGTGAACTGGACTGGGCCTTACATCGCTCTCGGTATGGGGTATGAGGCTTTCCGGTCGGAAAGCACTGAAACATACTATGAAAAGAAACCTTGTGTGTCGAAGGGGCCATGCGATCCACACAAGCCTATCGATATTAGTCAGCAGAACTTCGACGGCAAAGCCATCGTCACTGGCCGCATCGGCTACGACCAGCAGAGCGGCGGCGCTGTCTACGGCGCTTTCGTCGAAGGCAACTGGCTGAACCTAGAATCCGCGCTCGGTGACGCTGAATGGAGCTATGGAGCCGGTGCCCGCGTCGGTCTGCTTTGCGGCGGCGCACTTTGCTACATCAACGGCGGCTGGGAGTTCATCGAGCTTGAAGATGAAAGCATCGACAACCCCTTCGCTGGCGGCGGTCTTGAAGTCTCGTTCGGTGACGGCTGGGGCGGCGCGCTCGAAGGCCGCTATTCCTTCCGCGACGATAACGAAGGCGGCGTTGATGTCAAGGACGTGGTGTCCGGCCGGCTCATGCTGATCAAGAAGTTCCAGTAATCCCCCTAACCCAAGCCCGGTGGCAATACGCTGCCGGGCGGCAATGGAGAATGACAATGCTAGATGAATCCGGAATTCCAATCCCCGTCACTTCCAACAATTGGAAGCCAATTGAGGCTTTCAATTTCGACGCCGACTATGCGGCTGAACCCTTCCTCGTCTGGTTTGCCGATGGCTCGTGGGCTGAAGGCTACATCGAAGACGGCAGGTTCATGGGCGAATGGCGTCACGTCGTTGACGGCCCGGGCGGCAACCCTGTTCCAGAAATCGCTGATCGCGAGCCTATCGCCTTCAAACTCGTCGATGGCCCCAATCCGGACCACCTGAAGCAGATCGTCGAAACCTACTACCAGAAGGCAGCCTAACAACCGGGGGCCAGCCCGGGCGGCAATTCGGTCGCCCGGGTACTCAAATCATGGAGAACGAGAATGACAGAAGCAACTTGGACCAACCCCGGTACGTCGGACGACGAGTGCCAGCAGGCAGTGAAAGACCATGAAAGCCAGATCCCTGCCGAGCATCGCTTTGGTGATGACGAGCAGCGCCGGATCATCGCGTTGGACATGGCGATCAGGGTTCGCGGCGACATGCCAGACGACGAGAGTATCGTCAAAGCTTCCCGCGCCTTTGAATCCTATCTGAAGGGAGACTGACAATGGAATTCCTCAAAGCCTACTGGCCCTGGATCGCGATCCTTTTGGTTATCGCTGCCATAATCTTCGGCGCTCTTGAATATCGGGATGCAGTGGCGAGCATATTGCCGGCAGGCGGTGAAGGCGGCGGCGCTGTCTAAAAAATACGAAAGCCGGTCATTGGCGGGCAGGCCAATCCCGGCTGTGTAGTCCCCTCTTGTGAGCGTCCCGCGTCTCCAGTTCCCCGCGTTTAAGTGCGTCAGTCAGAATATATCCATTTGGGGAAATGTCAAATGTCTGAGCGAAAAGATCTCTGGTGGGTGCTGCCGGTCTCTGCGGCGCTGCTCGTCCTCATAACTGCCTCTACCGCTGCGAACTTCATCTATGGGATGGATTTCGGCGGCCCCGTCATCGGTGGCGTGTCGGTAGCTTCTGACCTCATCAAGGTCGTGGCTCTCATCGGCGTGTTCTCGCTCTGGCGCAATCGGCACTGGTTTCAGGGCGGCGCGCTCCTGCTGCTGTTCATCGGATTTACGCTATGGTCGATGATATCAGCCGTAGGATTCATATCGTCAAAATTCTCCACGCTTCAAGATACGCGCGGAAAAGCGGCATCGGAATGGCAGGAGCTGACGGCAGAGATCACGCGCCTGAAGGCACAGCGTGAACAGGTTCTTGATGTCAGGCCGATGAAGACCATTCAGGCCGACATCGACGCGATCCTGCGCATTCCCGGCATCAACGGGTGCGTCAAGATCGATGGCCCCGTTACCGAGAAGAATTGCCCGACATTCGGCAAGCTGGAGGCTGAGATCGGCCATGCAGAGCGCGCCATGTGGCTGGACGGACAGCTTGCGCTCAAGCGTGATGAGCTGAAGAAAACCGATCGCGTGACGGTGGTCGACCCGAGAACGAATTCGCTTTCTGCCGTCAGTGGCGTTGATGACGGAGCGATTGTCCTGTTCGTCAAGGTTTTCATCGCGCTTCTCGTGGAAGCAGCAACGGCCTTCGGACTATGGGCGGTATGGTCGCCATTCTTTGCACGGCGTCACGTGGCGGCAAACCGGATGCCTACCCCCATCATGCCGAGGAAGCCCTACACGCCGTCCCTGACGCTTCCTGTCAAGCCTGTGGCACCTATCGTCACGGAGACGCCGGAGCCACCTGCATCAACGCCAGGACCTGACGACAGTGGAACGCCGATTGCCGAGCCGGAAACCAAGCCTGACGACACCGTACAGCCGGAGAACAACGTCGTCACGCTCTACGATCCTCCCGTCAACAAGCGGGATGAAAAACGCCGGAAGAAGGAAATCATCGACCGGCAAAACCGTGCCCTCGTCAGCGCTTACGTCGATGAACGGCTGGATACAGCAGCGTCGTCAGCGCAGATCGTTTTGACCAAAAAGGCTGGGCACCAATCAGGCGGCACGGCTGGCGGTGACATCTATGCTGACTTCCGCAGGTGGTGCCGTGACAACAACGAGAACCCAGTCGGAAAAAATCATTTCGGGCGTTTCGTCGGTGAATTTGTAGACAGGGCGCGCAACTCAAAAGGCGTCGTTTACGGGGCTGTCATTGCGCAGCCAATCGCGAAAAGGAAAGCAGCATGAACATATTTCAGGAACTTCACGACAGCGAAATAAACGGCCGGATCTCATCGTTTTTTGACGGCAGTTGGCGCGTCGAGCTTGGCGACGAGATGAACGGATTCACCGCTGAGGACGAGGCTTCCTCATACGCCGAGGCGGAAGCTGTCCTCGCGAGGATGGCTATCGAGCGTTACCCCGACAGTGCATTCGCAAAGAAACGGGCTGCCTAAGAGTTTTGGTGGCCCCCTTCGCAACAAGGGAGCCATCCAGAATTTGGTTTTTGGAGAGAGTGACTTCTGTATCGAGCGTCAAACCCGGCTGAAATTCGATCGCAACATCGTCCTTCAGCAAACACGGAACACGGATGCAAATCTGAAACAGGAAAGTTCAGACGCAAATGAGATATACAACCGAAATGTGTCACGCGCAAGACCGCGATGCGCAATATCTTGACACTGCCAACATCCTTGACGACATCACGCTCGACGCCATCATCATCCCCTCCGAGGAATACGAGCGCCGGAGCACATCAGCATGGCAGGCGAAGCTCAACGCCGCGCCGACCGCTCGCGACAACCGCCGCACCATCATCACGGACTGGCTGGATCAAGTCTACGACGCCGACCACGCCATTTATCTCTTCCGCCTCTTCAAGCTTCATATCGGCGCGTACAGGGGCAGTTCTTACGAGCTGATGGCACACGCCGCCGTCACCGAGTTCGGCGCTGTAGCGCTTCCTGAGCGGGTTTCAGCCCCTATCCCGAGTGTATCCAGGTCTGACCCGTTCCGGCCAGTCGCGGGAGCCATCCTCTCCTCTACGAAGGGAGGCGCAAATGCGTAAGCTCAAACCCGGAGATCGCATCGAAACCAACGAAGCTTTTGCGGAGAAGTTTCCGCGCAATAAAGTCCTTCCGAAAACTGGAGTTATTGTATCCGAAAACAAGAAAAACAGCAACAGATACAATGTTCTCTGGGATGGATGGAGTCACGCTGAAGCTATTCACGTGTCATTTATCGAACTTGCTGAAGGAGGCGCAGCATGACCAGAACAGCTTACCCGGATAACCCCATCATGGCCGGCGCATGGTACGCCGCCGTCAAGTGGGCAGCATCAGAAAAAGACGCGCTCGAAGCGTTCGAAAAAGCCACCGGCATCAAGCCTGTTTTTGCCGAGACCCGTTCACCTATCGCCAAGATGATCGATCATGCCACCGGATATGAAGACGCCAGCGTAACTGCCTTCGTTGATTGGTTCAATGAACATGTCTGGGGTGAAGATCCTTTCGAGGGAGGCGCAGCATGAGCACACCAGGGCACAATAGCGCCGCTTACGGGCAGGAACTTTGCGCCGAGATCGAGACCGTCCTAAGCGATGATCACGAAAAGCTCTTTCATTTCGCCAAGTGGCATATCGATGATTATGTCCAAGGCACGGAAGGTATGGGTCTGGAGATCGAGGGGGCCTACATCCGTTTTCTGATGCGACTTTACCGACGCGGCAAACCATTGCCGGACGATGACCGATTCATGTCCGTTGTCATGGGACTTTCAGTCCGCGTCTGGCGTCGCGTCAAGGATAGCCTGATTGCCATTGGAAAGATAATTCTGAGATCGGGCTGCTTGACGAATATGCGCTTCGAGAAGGAACGCAAGGCGCGAGCCGAACAGCTTCGGAAGCAGTCCGAAGGCATGCGCAAAAGGTGGCAAAACGAGCGAGCCGCCAAAGCGGCAAACGATGGAGTTTCGCCAAAGTTTCAGGAAAGTTTGGCCGAAGTTTCGCTGAAACTTTCGGAAAACTTAGACGAAAAACCCAATGAAATCAACGGTTCTAACGATAGTCAACTACTCATAGATAGAGAAAGAGAAAGAAAGAAAGAAGATTCAGATCCTAACGGATCTGGCGCAGAAGCGCCCGAACGTCCGCTTCGCGAAGTGATTTGGGACGAAGGTCTCAAGTGGATTCGCAAGCGCACGATGGTTCGTGAGGAGAAGCTCCGGCCCCGCGTCGGATCATGGATCAAGGATTACGGCGAAGCGGCGGTTATGAACGCGCTTGGCGCAGCGCAGCAGAAAAGTCCCGTCGATGCGATGAGCTACATTGAAGGCTGCCTGAAGCGGCAAGGACGCACCAATGTAAACGGCATCACCGATCTCAAGCCTTGGGAGCTGGAGCAGCAGGAAACTGACCAACGCACCAGCGACGCCTTGGAAAACCTCAAGAAAAAGTACGCAAACGGGTATGTAACGCCATGACCAGCGATGTGATTTCGAGTTTTATTGAGCCGATGCGGCAGGTTTTCGAACTTCCTGCGCGGTGCAAAGCGACAACAAAAAACCCTGATGACATCAGGAAAGCTCAGGAAAATCTTGAAAAGTTTTGTGAGCCGTACATCAAAATTTTGAACACCTTCGATGATGAGACGCTGAAAAAAGCGGTGGAAAATATAATCGCGGTGCGAACCAAAAAGGATTTTCCGCTCCCGGCAGAGTGCAACAAGGCATGCAAGGAAACCATCGAGGCGGAAGCCATCAAGCAGATGGAATCTGGCCGGGAGCACGTCCGCAGGGAAAATGATCTCCTCGAAAGAAGATACCCCGAGTGTTCACAATACAGGATCGAAGCGGCTCACCGGATGATGAAAGATTATCCGTTGATAAAACAGGCGGCAGATGAGTTTTGGATATGGGGATTGTTTGACTTTTGCTGTAAAGAACAGGAAACTCCTGATAGATATCAAGTTGAAACTGTGAAACGTAAAAGCAAAGCGGTAATTCGTGACCTCATGGCGGCGATTGGAGACGGCACAAGAATTGAAAACGCCAGCATGATGCGCGGGAATTTGCTCGGCATGTGGACCGTTGCACAGCAGACGCACCGATTGGCGGTTGGTCTGCCGCGCATGACCAGTGATGACCTCAATGCCCTTGTGGCTGAATACAAGCAAAGCGAAGCCGCATGACCCCCGGCTATCAGGAAAACATCCAGCCTCTCACCCCGACAGAGGAGCGGGCCATATGCCGTGTGATTGAGAAGATCCACGCGGCAATGGAGCGGAAACACGGCCCCACCTATGTATCCGGAGACCGTGAGAGGGTAGCGAAAATCGAGGCGGTCATCCTGTCTGATCCGAATAGAAGCTCCGTGCTTTTGGCGGATCGTGCCGGATGCAGTCGGCATCTGATCAACAGGCATAGGGCGCGGATGCGGGAAGAAGGGAAAATCAGATGAGCGAAAATTACTGGTCCGTCACGGTTAATCTGAACGGCGAGGAAGTCGTGACCATCGAACCCGATATGATCAGCGGATGTGACATCGGCGATCTGGAACTTGAAGCCATCCGGGAGAGCGCTTTCAATCTGCTGGCGTTTGCAGGCATCAGCGTGACCGAGAACTCGCTGCCGCCGACTGATCTTGCTTGGCTTCCTGATGATTTGGCACTCAACGCGGAGATCCCTTTTACGGGCGCTGCCTTCCCTGCCGCTGGCTGGCAACGAGATCAAGCGGCAGGTGGCGAAACTTGCGGGAGCCACCGTGCTGGACGTAGGTAGCGCTGGGTATGGTGCCCCCGGCATGGAGGCCAGCAGCGCTGTTCCAGGAATGCGCGGCTCGGCTCTAGTGCGGTTTCTGCGTAGCCTTGGCGGCCTGCCGAAATGGAAGATCCGGGAGATCCGCAATCAGGCGCGACATTCACGCCAACTTGACCCGGACATTGCGGCATTACGGTCTGTCAGCCTTGTTGGCGCTATGCAGATGCAATGGCGTCGGAACGAAAAGCGCATCACCAACGATGTCATCGGGTACCACGAGTATGCGGCCGAACGCGAGGATTGGCTACGGGAAAAAGGGATCGACTGGATATGAAGCTCCACGACAGCGTCACCCTGACAACAGACGAATACGACTGGATCGGCCTGCGTAAAGGCTCAATCGGAACCATCGTTCAAGTCTACGATGAAGGCCGTGGATTTGAAGTTGAGTTCGAAGGCTTCGGGGAGCCGGTAAGCGTTTTGAACGCGAGCATTTTGGCATTCAACGGCGAAACTGGCACTCAAAACGAAACGAGTGCCAAAACCCACGACGACCGACTTCACAACGATTGCGACGGCGGCCAGTGCGTCGCCTGTCATGAGGATCAGAAAAATGCGTGAACAGATTATATTCTACATGCCGTGGCTGCTGTCGGCAATCACGATTTATATGTCGGTGCTTGCCGGAAACAAGACCCGCTGGGCTTGGGCGCTCGGGCTTGGCAATCAAGCGCTGTGGCTGGTCTGGATCATAGCATCGGCAGCATGGGGACTATTGCCAATGAATTTCGCGCTCTGGATCGTATACGGGCGCAATCACCTGAAGTGGATGAGAGCGGATCAACCCGCGTAACTTGCGCATAGATCGCCAGATAGTTGCGCATTGCGCATAGAGGGAATGGAACATGACGACAATCGCTTGGTCGGGCACTCAATTAGCGGCGGATAGCCTGCAAGGTTCAACGGATTTTACCTGCAGCAAACCAGCGGTGAAGCTCCGCGAAAAAGGCGCTCGCGTCTACGCAATCACCGGCTTCTTTTCGTGGTTCGACGCATGGATCAAATGGTACGAAGATGGTGCCGACCCGAAAGATACGCCGATCTGCAAATACAACGATCCGCCCGGCGAATTCCTCGTCTTCGAAGATGGTAGATGCTTCATGTTCAGCACGCAACTGCCTTATCCCGATGAGCAGTTTGCGCCGGATGCGTTCGGCTCCGGTTCAAAATACGCCATCGGTGCGATGCTGCACGGCGCGACCGCGAAAGAGGCTGTCGAGTGCGCCATCAAAGTTGATCCCGGCTCCGGCGGCCCTGTTCAGGTCATAGACCTTGAAGCGGAGATCGCAGCATGAGCGAGAACATCAAGTCCAGACGCATTGGGAAGCCGGGAGGCGGTCGTCCGATCACCAGAAAGCCAGAGCCACTCTGGAAATCCTTCAGGGCGATCCTTCAACGATTGAAGGCCAAGTTATTCGGAATTTCCGAATAACTCAACTTGTGCAGATTTTGCAAAGGTTCAAGGATTGCCAGCATGACCGACAACACCATAGAAACCACAGCGCGGGAGAAGGCAGTCGAGATCGTAGATGGCTGGTTTGCGGTTTATCCGAAGCTAGTGGAAACGCTGTCGCACAATCAGATAATCGGCATTCAGTGCGCTATTGCCGACGCGCTGCGTGAAGAGCGGGAGAACTGCGCGAAGATCGCCGAAAATTTTTCGGAAGAATTGGCGGCAGACGGCGAACTTTACATCGGGTATTTGATCGCCGCCGCCATCCGTCCAGCACCGGAGGTTCCAGCATGACCGACGAATTCACCCCCGACTGGAAGCTTTCACAGCAAGACCAGTTACAGGTTCACCTGTCGATAGCGCTGGCGAAACATATACCGGGCTGGCTTGGCGCCACGGATGAACAGCTTGCTGCTGTGGCTGGTGATCTTTCTCCTGCCATCGCTAAAGCGATAGACGATGAACGGGAGGCTTGCATTCAAATCGCTGTCGCTGCGCAAGACCGATGCTCTGACGAGATGAACAAGTATTTCGCTGAAGGTCAAGATGCAAAGGCTGAAGCGTATCGGCTTCGACTGGAAGGCGCGGCTTGGGTTGTTCAGAAGCTTGATGCCGCCGCTATTCGTAGCAGGGAGACAGACAATGAGTGATTGGCCAAAGGACGGAAAACCTGCGTCATTCGGCGATATTACCGGCCCCATTTGCGATGCGATCCGGTTCGCCTACAGGCTTGAGCGGCAGAATACCGACAAGGATATCCCGTGGCAAGGGCTTCCAAAAGGACGCCACGAGCTTGCCAACACGCTCCCCATCGATCAGGCATTGAGCGCGGAAAATCTGGCGTATTCCCTTGATGAGCAGGGCCGCGATGCGCTCCGGGAAATCCTAGCTGTATTGGCGCAATTGGCGTTCGAGCAAGAACGCAGGATTTCTTACGAACGCATCAGCGTATGGCTCAAGCTCATCGAATTTAAAACCGGGTCCGATGAACTCACCAAGCCAATCCGGGAATATTTTATCGGGGAGACAGAAAATGCCTGAACAAGGCTTAACCGGCATAGCCGCGATCGAAGCAGAAATGCGTGACCGTCTCGCCGCCAAGGACGCCAGCATCACCGACTACATGGACATCTGCGAAGACCTGAGCAGGAAGCTGGAAGCCTCCCATGCTGAAAACGTCTCGCTCCGTGAACTTCTGTTTCACAAGGACGCGCGGATAGCTGAACTCGCGTCTGCCGTCGCGGGAAAAGTCAAACTCGTTGAACCAACGCCAGAAGCCATCGCATGGGCGGAAGGCGTTTTTGCGGCAGAAGATGACAAGAACGCCACCATCGAAGACCTCTCCCGGAAGCTGGAAGCCTCACGGCATAGGGTGGCGGAGCTGGAAAAACAGACGACCGGTCTGGAAGGACATGGCAGGCTTTGTTATTACTGCGGAGACCCTTGCAGCTCTCTAGCAGGCAATCCGATGATGTGGCCGATCCCGCTATGTCATTCCGATGATCCTGGTGTCGTCAAGTGGCATCACACCGGCTGTGTGTCGTCTCGATTGGAGAGAATAGCGGAGATGGAAGCCTCACGGCATCGGGTGGCGGAGCTTGAGAAAACCGATGAAATCACGATGGCCGAAGTCCATGACAATTTCAACGAACTCATGGAGCGTGGTGATATTATGCCGGTGCAAGCCGCAGTTTACCTCGTTACTCGTGAACGCAGCAAAACCGCGGCGCGGCAAGTTGCCAAGGACGCCAGAATAGCGGAGTTTGAAGCTGCGCTCGAACTTGCTCTGACCGGCGGCAATCACATCGCCAACCAGCTCATTGGCATGGTCGGCGCGGATTTCGCCTCCAAGTATCCGCCTGATATGGACGTTTGGCAAGTCGCGGAGAAGCTCGCCGATCCCGTGGCCCATGATCTCTGGTGCTGCTGGTCAGCCATGATGCGCGCCCGCTCCACTCGCGAAGGGAAACAGACTAACAGCCGTCACGGGCTTTCTCTGGGGCGCACAGGAGCATTCAAATGGACATCGACGAAAAAGAACTGAAGCGCATCGCCGACGAGATGGGCATCACGGTCGAAGATCTGAAGCATTTGGCCGATCGCCTGGATGGTTCTGCTGTCTCATTGACCGACAAGATCGCCAAGGCTGGCGGCGATAGCGGCACCATAGCATGTCAGCTTTGCGGCGGCGACGCTGACTTTCACCGCAACGGCCCATCTTACACCGTCAAGTGTGACTGCGGAATGGGTGCTATTGGGCATATGCCGGAAAACATGATCCCGCATACGAGGCATTAGCCGTGCCCCGCTCCAAGATCATCACCGGACTGAAGCAAGCCGTAAGGCACGCAAGGGAGAGGAATATGGAAAACCCATTGCGGTATACGACAGTGCCATTTGCGGGAATGCACGTCATGGTCGTTGATGTGGGAACGAAGGTCACTGACGAACGATCTGGCGAAGAGGTAGTCGTCGATGATCACACAGCAGCGAGCAAAGGCGCGGTGATCTACTGCACTCAGAAAATATTTGATGACCTGAAGCAGAAGTATGGCGACTGCGCGGGAGCGAGGCCCGAATGACCTCCCGCAAGCCGAGAAAGACACGCAGCGCAGTCGAGCAGCATACGAGGGGTACATGAGCAACCGCACAGTCTCAAAAAAGCAGAAAGTCTACAAGGAGCTTTCCCAGCTCAGCGTCATGAAGCGCATCGACATGACGGCAGTCGCGATCTACGAAGTCCACCGGACGCTTGAGGCGGAGAAGGCATTCGAGCCAAGGGCCAATACGCAGCTCCATCGCATCTGGAAACTCAAGAAGTTCGACCTCACCCAGCAGCGCGGGTGGAAACGCTTTCGGCAGGACGCACAAGACGCCTATGGCAAGTCCGGGCCATCGTCGTCTTACGGTGAGCTAACCGATGGTGGCGACGGAGACGGCTTCCGGGCGCCTACAGCCTGCGTCAACGATGCCCAGAACCGCATCGATCACCTCATGTACAATTACCTGATCTACGACGAAGCCTTGCTTCTCCGAGATCTTATCAAAGACGACGTTCAAAATCACGAGAATTTCAATATAGAGCTTATCGGATTCATGAAAGCCGGGTACAAGAACGAAGAAACGGCCCGTGCGAATGGCATCGGGCATATCCAAGCTTTGCTAACGAGGCTCGGGCGTTTTTACCACTTCTGAAAAAATATTTGTGTCAAGCAAAAAAGTGCTTGCGCCGCGATTATTTTTTTGATAATCCTATTCGTTAACTGGCCCGAATTGCGCCTACTCAGCAACCGCAACATCAGTCTTTCCCCTTCAAAACCCTTGAAAATCAACGACTTTGGCTTGCGCCGATGCTGAAAAAGCTGTTCTTACTCGGGAGTGTTTTTCGTCAGTGGATTACCCACCTAAGCATTTGCGCTTTCAGGTAATTACGTTAGAATCGTTAGATGATTTGAATTGCCCGCCGAGTCTGGGAACCAACGACCAGCCGACGAAGCGGGGACTAAGGGTGCTGGTCGGAGGTAGTCAGTTGTCGCCTCAGAGCTGACTGAGACGGGGGAATTTGCCCGTGACAGCCGGGAGAGGCACCGGCACCAGTTTCGCCAGAAATGGCGTCCGGAAAGCTGGGCGGAAAAACAGGGTGACTGCAGCGGCTTTTGTCTCGCGGAGAACGACCTGTGACATCCGGGAGAGACCGGAAACTCAAATCCTGCGCACACGGGGCAAGGCGTCCGGGCGCAACTGTGGAAGAGTTTCTGGCGGCGTTTAAAATCCTGGGCTGGACGCCAGAAGTTTACGAGGTCACATGGATATCGGCGACGAAACTCTCCGCAAGTTCGAACAGCGGCGCGACGAGATAAAAAACTGGCTTACGGACGAAGCGCCGTTTACCTTCACCGATCAAAAACATCTCGACGCGGATACGCCAGAGCGAGCCTATTGGCATCACGGCTATCAGGCAGCTTTGAATGATGTTCTGGATCGTTTCGGCAAGTGAGCTTCCCGCTCGGGGTCGGGGCCAGAGGCCGGTTCCATTCGCACTGGACCGGCTTCTGGCAATTAACACAGAGAGTTTCGATGAACGTCAACACGGTCCACAGCTTGCTCGAAAAGCTTGATGACGAGGCTCTTGTTGCGGAAGTCGAGCGGCTGTACGAAGAAGGCATGCAAAACGATTACCGAGACGCGCTTTCTGCAATCCGCAAGCTGACACCATCGCAGACTGATCTATGCTGTGTTCTGGCAGATGGCCGCGATGAGTTCTTTCGTGTAGAAGTTTACGGCAAATATCTTGGCGACGATCAGCGGTGGTCATTGACCTGCACATCGTGGCTGGAATGGCTGGCGATGCCGGTGCTGATCGAGCCTGAAGTAGGCAGTCTATCCGATCTTGAGACCGCTGCCCACATTCTTTACGAGATGACATGGGGTGGCTGGTCTGAGGATGATGTTGCCGCGAACCGCGAGACGATTTCCGACCGCATGGACGAAGTTCTTGACGCCATCGAATCCGGCGATACTTCGGGCTTTCAGACGATCGAGCTTCCGAAGCCCAACTGACCGGCTTCTGGCAATTAACCGAGGTTTCACCAATATGCGGAAAGCGCATTTTGCTTCACGAGGGAATTGAAATGCACGGCGGACCTATCTTCCCTGAGCATCGCGTTCGACCCTGAAGGTATACGCCTTCTTTTGAAGCCACCCGTCGATCTCAGACTTCAGGGCTTCGAATTGCACGTGGGAGCATTTAAGTCTAATGATTGAATTTCGAAGGGCGCTTGATGAGGATCACGGCGTCAAGGGCGCTTCGGTTCACGAAGGCACAATCACGGCTGGCAAGGTCTCCAGAACGATAAACGGCGTCGTCACCAAAGCAAAGCTCGACGCTATCATTGAAGAATACAAGGCAACAGATCATGCATGAGCCTGAAGCGAAAGCGCTGACGAGGGATGACATATCTCGCCTTCTGAAGGCAGCGAAGGAAAGCCCGCCACCGCCTGACAATCTCTATTTCTTCATCCCGAAGAGCCTATGGGACGATCCCGGATCGCGAGCATGGTTCGAGCGGAACTTTCCGGGCACAGAATTGAAGCGCCAAGAGGATATCCCGCGCAAATGACTATGCGTGACCATCACTGGCCATCAAACAAGCAGCACGCCTTCATTGAAGGCCGTTGCGCTGCGTGCAGCACAGTCCCGCGAGATGACGGCAGGTTCTACCCCTGCGGCAGCCACCCGGTAAGTTTCAACACGCCACAAGGCCAGATCACTGGCGGCATTACCGAGTACGGAGGCTTTGCTGTTCTCGAATGGCCGGATACTCTCACCGAGGCAAAGGCGCAATCTGCGCTGGATGAGTTCATGGCCGAACATCTCGACGAGATCAGTGATTCTATGGTTTCGCCGCGTTTATCTCAAGGATAATGAGGAATGAGCTAGCATGACGACAGAGTTCAAAACAGGCGAGACTGTATCGCTCCGTTCAGGCGGTGCCGTCATGACCGTTCGCATTCACATTACCGGACAACAGGCCGCTGAACAAGGCTGGCCGAAAGACGCCGGTTACGTGTCCTGCGACTGGCTGGACGTTGACGGCAAGAGCAACAATCAGCGTTTTCACCCTGATCAGATCGAGCGCGTCATGCGCTTTGCCAACCTCAATGGAGGCAAGGCTGAAAATGTTTGGGCGTTCAGCAGCGGATTTCCTGTTGGCGCGCCATTGGCGAAAGCTCCTGTTGACCCGCAGTTCTCAGCGGAATTTCTCGCAAGTCTGCCGGAAACAGAACCTCTAGTGTTCAATAAGATCAAATCCAAAGTAGACGATCACCTCGGGCTTAGTGGCCAATGACCCCGCGTGAAGAGAAGTTCGCCCGCCCCAAGGCACTGCAACTCCCAGAGGGAAGCGGCACGATCAAGAGCATGCGCGCGTTCGGCGACAAAGTTCTAGTCGTCACCGACGAGTGCCGACTGTTTTCAGTATCGCCGGAAGGTTCAGTTTCCGAAGTGAAGAAGTTCGCCCGCTGACATGACCACAAAGCTCACGCCAAAGCAGGAGGCATTCTATCGCGCGTACCTTGAAACAGGCAACGCCAATGAAGCTTACCGGCGATCATACAACTCTTCCAAGATGAAGCCAGAGACCATTAATCGCCGAGCGCAAGACCTCATGAAGCACGGCATTATCGCGGCACGTATTGCAGCAAATACGACAAGACTGCGAAACAAAGCTGAACAGCAGTATGATGTAACTCAAGAGCGCATTCTTAAGGAACTTGCTCTGCTCGGCTTCTCGAACATGATGGACTATGTCTCATTGACTGATGACGGCTTGGCGTGCGTCGATTTCTCAGCGCTTACGCGAGATCAGGCAGCAGCTATCCATGAGATCAAAGTTGATCGCGTTGCCTTGGTTGGCGGCAAGAGCAAGGCAGACGAAGCCGGGAAAGTCCCTCAGATTGAGAAGGTCACATTCAAGCTTGCTGACAAACGCGCAGCGCTGGTTGATCTCGGCAAGCATCTCGGCATGTTCATTGAACGCTCGGAGAACATCAACACCAATTACAACATCTCCGACAAGCCGATGGACGAAGACGATTGGACTGGTGAATACGCCGAAAGCTCGGACGCCGTTCACTAGCGTATGAAGCGAAAGCTCTTATGGGCACCCCAAGCAGGACCACAGCAAGCGCTGGTTGACTGTCCGTTTCAGGAGGTGTTCTTCGGCGGCGCGCGCGGCGGGGGCAAGACGGACGGCGTTCTCGGTCGCTGGGCGATCAAGGAAAAGCGTTACGGCAAGCACTTCAACGCCATCATGTTTCGCCGCACGACTGTCTCGTCAGAAGATGCTGTCGAGCGCAGCAAAGAGATATATGGCCCGCTCGGCGCAAAGTTCAACGAAACCAAGACGCTCTGGCGCATGCCGAATGGGGGGCGCGTCAGTTTCCGCTATCTTGAGAGCGAGCAGGACGCAAACGAGTGGCAGGGCCGCAACGTCACTGATGCCTGGGTAGAAGAAGCCGGCCATTACGTGACATCATCGCCGATTGATCGGCTTTTTGGTGTGCTCCGCTCAGCTCAAGGCGTGCCTACACAGCTTATCCTGACGGCAAACCCCGGCGGCGCTGGTCAGCACTGGTTGAGAGAGCGTTATCATCTCTCGCCATTCCCGAAGCGGCCGCAGGTGCACTCCCGGTTGTTGCCAAACGGCGCAACCCACCGCTACGCGACAATACCATCACGGATCACTGACAACAAGATCCTGATGACCAGCGATCCGGGATATATCAACCGACTCTATATGGTCGGCTCTGCTGAACTGGTGCGAGGCTGGCTCGAAGGCGACTGGACAGCAATTCAGGGGGCGTTCTTCGATTGCTGGCGGGAAAGTCGCCATGTGCATGAACCGTTTGTCGTGCCGGCAGACTGGATGCGTTTTCGCTCGATGGACTGGGGATCTGCGTCACCGAGCTCGATCGGCTGGTGGGCCGTGGTGTCAGACACGTTCCAGACGCCTGAAGGCAAGATCCTTCCGCGCGGTTTCCTGCTTCGCTATCGCGAGTGGTACACCTGCAAGCCGAAGGATTATGCGCGCGGATTAAAGCTGACGGCAGAGCAGATCGCTGACGGCATCAAGGAGCGTGATGACGGTGACGCCATCTCCTATGGCGTACTCGACCCGGCAGCTTTCGCTGAAGACGGCGGGCCTTCGCATGCCGAGCGCATGAATGGGCGCGGCGTGTATTTCAAGAAGGCTGACAACAAGCGCGTCACGACGGGATCAGGCAACAAGTCACGCGGCGCTATGGGCGGCTGGGACATGATGCGCCAGCGCCTGATCGGTGATGAAGACGATAGGGCCATGATCGGCTGCTTCAAGACCTGCACAGCCTCGATCACAACAATTCCGACGCTTCAGCATGACGAAAAGCGCCCCGAAGACCTCGACACGAACAGCATCGACCATGCCGCGGACGATTGGCGCTACGCCTGCATGTCGCGGCCCTGGGCCAGGCCGTTGGCCGATGCGACACAAGACAACCTTGGAGATTATCGAAGCACCGATGACAGCGAAAGCGCAGATGAATGGCGAGTGATATGATGCTCGGCTATCA